AGTTGGAATGACGCCGGCGATCACATTATTGGTATTTTGAATATGTGTCATATTTGAACAACCTCCGAAGAATGGCTATTGCGCCACTCAAAATCTTCTTTACCCTCCTACAAAATTTGGCGACGCCGACCACCACCATGCAGTCCGATACAGATGAAATATTGTACTTTTTCTGGAGCAGAGGTAAAACGCCGTAGGACCGCGTATTAACGCCGCCAGGAGTGTGGTCAGCGGCGCCAAAAGCTCTTAATCATCGCTATCCCTCGTTTCTCAGGTCGCAGACCAGCCACTCAACCGCCGTCCATTGAAAAATCCAGGTAGCAATAGCGCCAACGGCAAATGGACGGCAATCTTTACCCATTACCAGTCCTCCTTGAAAGACTTAATCAGAAACGCCATCAAAATGGCAAGTGCGATAATCGTAGCTACGCCGCACCCTGCCATCAGTAAACCAAAAATGAAAAGTAAAATATCAAACATATTTACCTCCAGAAAAGAGACATATAAATAATCGCCGCCAAGCCGCCGCAGGCGACCAAAAGACAGCGCTGGAAGAAAAGTAGTGCCATGACCAATACTCACAAGAACTTTCTCCTACGATCATGGCGCCACAGTAATGCCGAGGATGCCTAAACCGCTCGCTATGTATTTAAGCACTTCAACATTAAATACTGCTATGCAGGCAGCGTAGCACACAGGACGCTAATACGGTCATAGTAATCATCTTCCCATTGGTTAGGGGCGCAGAAGAATCGTTTCAGTTTATTTCCTTATCCAAAGAATATTTGGTAGACACAAAAAGTTAAGCCCTAACAAAGCGAGCCCAAGGCCGAATAAGAGAATAAAAGGAACATGATTCCTGCGGTTAGAAAACTAATCATTACTTTTATTGCTCCTTTCCTATTTTCTATCTATATTATACCATAAAAATATTTTTATGTCAAACTACTGGGGTAGCGAGAAAATTTTATTTTTAATATTATAAAATTAGATATTAGGTAGAATATGAAACGCCGGCCAGGTGTGGAAAGGAGGAGAAGGTATGCCTGAGTCAACGGCAGCTTTAGTATATGCTTTTTCAAAAGAAATTGCTTAGCCCGAAGCGGCTTAGGGATCAGATGAAAATAAATGGGTAGTATTAACAATTCAAGCAGGTAATTATTTTGAAGATAGAATTTATTATTATTTAAATCAATTAAATGAGACGCCATCTGTTTCAGACCAAGGTTAGCACATTAACGCAAGAAATCTATTTGTAAAAGGTGGAGGACAAGGAAGATTTTTTACTCTTTGGGATAAAGGATAGAGATATTTATATGCAGCCGATGAAATCTTTAAACTTGGCCAAGAAATAGATAAGGCAGCGAAACAAGCCGCTTAGAATTTTTATAATAATGTAAAGAAAAAAGCAGAAGGGAAAAATGTAACTTTTGAATTAACAAGAGGAGGCAATGAAATTGGAGATATTATTGCAACTATTGCTGGAGAGGCAATCAATAAAGAACAAATAATTTTAGAAGCTAAGTATTAGTTATCTTCAACCGCGAGAGTTAGATGGTTTGAATTGGTTTCTTCTAAATTATTTGGGCAGGGAGAATATGAAGCATTTTTAGACGCTCATAAAGATACTTATTGGGCTTATAAATATTCTCCATCTTAGTGGACTTTAAAAATGAGAGCTGATTCGACAAAAGCTTTTTTACGACGAATAGCAGGAGGAGACGCTAATATTTGGAGTTATCTCTTGCAAAAAGGTAACGTGAACGCTGGAGGATCTAAATAGGTAGCCTATGCTAGAACGAATGTGAATGGGTAGACTGTTCAGGCTGATTTTAAATTATCAGATTTAATGGATATGAAAAATATTCGTTTAAAATCAGCGGCGGATCATTCATCAACAATGTTTTTTAAAGATAAAACTACCGGAGAAGAAGCGGGAACTTTTGGTATGACCGACTATACCAAACCTTAGAATAAGGAAGCTGGTCCATTCGGTGCTAGTTTTAGCTTTACTATGTATATTACATAGAAAGTAATGAACTCATATATTAATTAAGTAAAAGGAGGGCCTTATAATGGCTATTGAAAGAATTAAACTTAACACTCTCGGTGTTATTGAGGAAGATCCTATCGAGTATATGAATATTGGCAATACCGTTGTTGCTGTTCATAAGTATATTCCTTATGAGCAAATGCTCGATATGATTCAGTGGTGCATTGATTATATTATTAATGATCGTCCTTTTATTAGCGCACCGCTCAAGCGCATCATTAAGGACTTTGCCGTTCTTAACTTCTATACCAATTTTGATTTTGCCTTTTTAACCGAGTATCACGAGATGGCAGATATTTATGCTGAATACGACCTTGTATATCGTTTTGATGTAATGGCGAAGGTTAAGGAATTTATTGACCCCGGTCAGATGGATTTCTTTGAGAATACTCTTGATGAAACTCTTGAGTCTATTATGAAGTATCGTAATAGCGCGGTTGGGATTGTTGATGCTATTACTGAAAATGCCAAATAGGATACGGATAATATTCAAAGAGCTTTGGATTTTATGAATGATAAGGAATCTGGAGAGCAATTAGATAAAATGATCAGTTTCGCGCAACAGATTAAAGGTAATAAATAAAAATATTATGATTTTGAAAGGAGGGGATTTTAATGGCAATCACTTTTAAAGTTGGGTTTTAGGTAGATGATAAAGAATTAAAAAGTGGATTATAGGGAATTTAGAATGATATACAAAATGCTTTTAATATCAAAACAGGTATGACAGATGAGATAGCTAAAGCTACTTAGTAGGCTCAACTTTTAGAAAAAGCCATAAAAAGAGCCACTACTGATAAAGGAATTTCATACTATTCCTTAAATAGTGAGTTAATCAAAGCAGGTTCTTCTGCTGCAAAATTAACTTCTACTTTAGCAAGTGGAGGATAGCAATTTGCAGCTTCTTTAAATGCTGCTAATACCGCCTTCGCGACCGCAGACAGATCTCTTTTATCATTAAATGGAAAAATTAAAGAGATGTCAAGAGTAGTTACGCAATCTTTTAAATTTACTGCGGCTCAAACTTTTTTACAAAGTGTTTCTAACGCCGCTCGAGAAGCATATCAATGGGTTTATGATTTAAATAAAACTATTACAGATATTTCTGTTGTTACTGGATACTAGGGGGATTAGTTAGATAAAGTTACCAAGAATGCCATTGAAGGGGCAGAGAGATTACGTATCGCTGCAAATGAATATGCTTAGGGCGCTTTAATTTTCTATCAACAAGGTTTAGGCGATGATGAAGTCGCTCGTCGTACAGAAATTACAGCAAAAGCCGCTGCTGCAGCAGGGTCTTCTCTTTAGGATATGTCATCTCAATTAACTGCCATTTGGAATACCTATAAGATGGTAGGAGATGAATAGTAGAGAGCAGCTTCGGTGGGTGCTAAAATGGCGGCAGATACTGCGGTAGATTTTGCAGATATTGCAGAAGCTATGCAAACAGCCGCGGCGCCGGCTGAGTAGATGGGTGTTTCTTATAATTCTCTTGCTGCTATTATTGCTACAGTTGGAGATACTACTTAGCAAAGCGCCTCTGTGATTGGTAATGCTTTTAAAACTATTTTCTCTCGTTTCCAGTAGCTTAAATCAGAAGGCACTGATGGAGAGATAACTCTTAATAGAGTTTCTTCTTAGCTACAAGAGTTAGGAGTAAATGTTCTTGACTCTGCGGGAAATTTAAGAAGTCTTGATACTGTTATTGCAGAAGTTGGTAACCAATGGGATGATTGGTCATCTAAACAGCAGTTAGCTATTGCTTAGCTCGTTGGCGGTACTCGCCAATATGGTCAATTCTTAACATTAATGAACAATTTTGATAAATATCAAGATTTATTAAGTTCCGCAAATATAGAAGACGGATCAACTCTTGAACAGCAATACGAATCAACTTTAGAAAGCATTGAATCTAAGGCTTTAAATGCCGGAGAGGCTTGGAGTAGAGCTTTTGGACAATTAATAGATGAAGATGCAGTTAAAGGTTTTTATGATATTCTTGAAGGAATTGGAGATTTATTAGGCGGATTCTTAGACAATGTTGGTGGCATTAGAGCAGGTTTTGTGTTATTAGGGACTTATTTATCTTCTAAGATTATTCCATTTTTAACATAGGCTGGGAAATAGGCCATAACTCTTGCTACAAACTTAACAAGAGATGGTAGAAAGGCAAATATAAATAAGGAATTTAACGCTAATAAAGCAGCTCTTGACAAAAATTTAGAGAAGGGGAACATTAATCAAGGAGATTATGAAGCTGCCAGTCAAAAAAATGAATTCTCAAGGCAAACCGCTTAGATCAATGATAAAATCAATACTGCTTTAACAAAAGCTACAGGAGAATATAAACTTCAATTAGAGTACGCTAGAGATTTAGTAAAATCTGCTCAAGAATTATTTTAGATTTCAGTTGATTAGGCAAAAAAATAGGAGGAAGCCTTATAGAAAGAGCAACAAAGAGTTCAAGCAGCGAGGGATTATGCATAGGCTGCTAGACTAGCCGAAGCAAATACTCAAAAAGATTTAGCAAAATAGGAAATGAACGCTGCAACAGGGAAAGTTGGAGGTTTAACAAGATCTGTAAATTAGATCTAGACTCAAATTTAGAATACAGAAGATGAATCTGAGAAAGCAGCTTTAATTGAAAAATTAACTCAAAAATAGCAAGAATTGGCTTAGGCTACTCGAGAAGCTGAAATTGCTTAGGAAAATTACAATAAAGCTGTTACTGCTGTGCACGCTCTGGAACGAGGAACTTCGGCGGATCCAACTGAGAAAAAAATCTTATCTGCACAAAAATTAGAAACTGCTTACAATGATATGGCATTAGCTCTTTCAGAATATTAGCGGAAAGCTGCTGTAAATGATGAATCAGCAGATTTTGAGAAAGTTAAGGCAGCAATTTAGAACACTATTAATAAATTAAAGGATTTGGCAATAGCTTCAGATGCCCCAACTGAATAGATTGATGAATTAAGTCAAAAATTAAGTCAAATTGATGATGTTTCGGGAGTAGATGAATTAATTAATTAGATTAATGGATTAAGTTAGGCTATGAATAATTTACCCTAGAACGAAAATGTTGATTTAAATATAGACACAACTTCAGCTGATGAGCTTATGTCTACAGCTGGCGACGTTCGTAGGGCGAGAGGATAGCAAGAGTAGAGTGAAGAAACATTAAGAGACGGAGATTAGAATGACCGGAGAGGATTTTTAAGTGGAGATCCATAGACGATTGGACAAGTAGCTTAGGGAATTACTCAAATAGGAGTTTCTGCTGGCATGGCAGTTATGCAGGTCACCTCTTTATTTGATGCTTTAGGCTAGGCAGAAACTGTCCCTGAAAAATTAGCGGCTATTGGATCTAATTTATTAATGTTAATTCCTTCTATTATTTCTATTGCATCTTCTTTTGATGTAGCAGCTCTTGGAGCAAAACTTTTCGGTAATGCTGCTATGTCAGCAGGAGCTAAATCAGCTCTAGCTTTTGGCCTTATAGGAGTAGCTGTTTTGGCAGTAGTGGCTGCTATTGCAGGATTAGTGGCTTTATGGAAAGATAATTCTATGGGAAGTGCAGAAGGACAATTAAAAAAATAGAGAGAAGCCTTAGAAGGTTTAACTTCAGCAGCAGAAGAAGCTTAGACAGCGGCAGATAATTTACGTACTTCAATAGAAAATTATGATACTGCAGTAGATAAATTAAATGATTGTGTAGTAGGGACAGAAGAATGGCGAGATGCATTGCAAGAAGCTAATGAATCTGCAATGGAGTTAATTAGTAATTTACCAGATAATGCTGATATTTCTGGATTATATGAAAGAAATGCAGAAACTGGTTTAATTGAATTTGATGAAAATAAATTAGAATAGGTTTAGGAATGGGCAGATTAGTAGGCGACTTAGGCATAGTATGCGGCTTAGATTGGAGAAGTTAGTGTTCAACAAAAGTCTAATGTTGTTGATTTGCAAAATCTTGGTGACAGTATTTATGATGAAAGTTCTATGGCGAAAACTTCTTCTGAGATAGAAGGTATTATTACAGAACATATGGATGAATTTATGGGGGCTTTAGATGCTACTTAGTTCGCTGATTTATTGGAAAAATATGGAGTAACACTAACAGGAACTGAATCTGAAATTGAAAATTTAAGATAGTAGACCATTTAGCTCGGACAAAGTATGCAAAATGCTTCAGATAAAGCAGAACTTTTTGCAGGAATATAGGTTGATAATATTCTCGGAGATGATTATTCCGCAGAAGTTAAATAGATGGTTACTGAAGGATTAAGTTCTCGGTAGGATGAATTAGAGGATGACTATTTGGGGAAACTTACAAATGATAGTTCCTTATCAGATGATTCTTATTATTATGGGGATATAGCTAAACAGATGTCCGAAATTCCTGAGAAATTAATGAATGAATATAATTAGTTAACTGGTAAAAATTGGGCTTCTTCTGGAAATGGCGTTCAAGGTACTGATAGTAATCGTATTTTTGAATTTATAAATGAAGAAGGAGAAATTGTTTAGCTTCGCGCCGAGCAAGTTGCCGCAGAAATGGCTGCTGCTAAAGCACTAGAAGAAGTTACCGGAAGTGCCGAGAGCGCAGCGAAGGCTTTAGAAAATTTAGATTCTGATTATGCTGAAGATTTTAATAATTTTATCCAAAATGGGAATTTTAACAGTATGACCGAAGATGAACTAAACTCTACTTTTGAAAAAGATAAAGAAGGAAATGTCACTCTTGAGAGTGCAAGAGAATATGCCGAAAATGCCTTGGGCGGAGAGCAAGGATTAAGAGAAATGGTTGCTGCTACATTAGGTAAGAGTGCCGCTGAGATTACCGATGAGGAAATTAATAATTACGTTCAATAGATCGCTGATGCCGCGGAAATTAGTTTTACCGCTTTAGATTCTGTTGGTAGTAATTTAACAGATAGAGCGAAAAAGGCTTTTGATAATATGGTAGATGAGGGCACATTAAAAGGATTAACTGCAGATTAGCAAATGAATGTAACAGATATGGTTGCTCAGGTTTTTGAAGGTGGTGGCACCAAAGCAGTCGAAAAACTTCAAGAAGTTTTTGATGGTATTGACGATACCGTGCTCCCTGATGTAATTGATGAATTGGAAGGTATTGATTGGCAGAATATTTCTCCAGGTTAGCTTCAAGAACAATTAGAATAGGCTGGTATTGCAACCGATGATTTTGCTGCTTCTCTTCCCACATTGATTGAATTAATGAAAGAGGCTGCGGGGATAGATTTTTCTACTGCTAGTTAGCAATACAAAGATTTTAAAGCAATCGCCGATTCTATTTCTTCAGATAGAAGTATTGACGAGGATGCTTATAAAAAATTAGAAGAAGCTGGTATTCAAGTAGATAATTTTGTGACAAAATTACAAGACGGAACTTATGCCGTAACTGGAGATGTTGATGAATTTTATAATTTAGTTATGCAGAAGAGTGGATAGGGGTTTGATTAGTTAAAGTAGTAGGTTGATGATTAGTATGATACTATTTCTACTGTTTAGAATAGAGCGGAATCTTATAATGCTGTGGAAGGACAGGATTATTATAAGGATGTCCTCTAGGCGAATGCTTTTTAGAGAGATGATGCTACTGGATAGTATGCTTATAATTATGATTTAATCGCTTAGTAGTTAGATTATATTAAAGCTCGAACAGGAGAAGTAAATGCTGAATGGCAAGATGCTTTAGATAATTAGACAATGGATTATGAAACAAGAAAGGCAATTTTAGATGAAATAAATAGATTAGGTGACGATACTGAAGACTTTGCTTAGGCAATGGAAGATGCTGCAGAGAATTCAAAAGAGGTAGAAGATGCTATGGCTTTATAGGATACCTTAGACGAAGGAGCCTTAGCAGGAATAGATTCAAAAGAAATATTAGAACTTGGAGAACATATTCAAGAAATTGCCGATGATAATGAAGATTTAGCGGATTCATTAAAAGATGATGCCGCTGCTGCAGCAGAAGTTGCTAAAGAGATAAAAAGATATGATAAAGCCGTTGAAAGTGTTGCAGATAATTATGAAGATTGGTCAGCTGCCCTCGAATCTGGAAATTTAGAAGATTAGACCGAAGCTATAAACGAAATGGAAGAAGCCTATGGCAATCTGCTTGATATAGACGGTTCATAGCTTTCTTAGGATTTCTTAACAAATGCTGAGAATTTAGAATTAATGAAAGCAGCTGCAGAAGGCGACGTTGCTGCAATGCAATAGCTAGCAGAGGCTGCTTAGAACGATATATTATTACATGCCGAATTTGCTCCAGAAGAGGGAACGAATTTATACAATTAGGTTATGGCTATGACTTCTTAGATTCAAGATAGTATTCAGGATGTAGAAGTTGGAGCGGATTTAAATGTTGATGGATTTTTAGCTGATTTGTCAAATCTGGTAAATATGGCTGGATTAACAGCTGAAGAGGCTACAGCATATTTGTCTTCAATGGGAATTGATGCAGAGATAGAGGAAGATAAAGCAAAAACTTAGGATCAAGTCGTTAAATAGAATATCGTTCCGTAGTTAAAACAAGCTGGAACTATGTCTGTGCCAGTCGTTGCCGCAGATGGATCTATTACTTATAATGAAGTTCCTATTGAAGGAGTAGTTTATGATACTGAGCCAATAGATATAACAGAAACTAGAGAAAATACTAATTTTGCATTAAAAGTAACCGGAGCAACTAGGAATGGAAACACTTTTTCTAGTGGAGGTAATTTTAAGCATAACAATTCAACCTCAGGTTCTGGTAACTCTTCTCCTAAGAAAAGTGGAGGCGGCGGAAAAGGCGGTGGAGGTTCTGCTCCTAAGCATTCTGCGATTAAGGCTAAAAAATACGAGCCAATGGCTAAAGATGATCGTTATTCTACTATTAAGGCTAGTATTGAAGAAGTTTAGCGCTCTATTGATAGATTAGATGAAACTGAATCCGATATGTATGGCGGCGTTCGTCTAAAAGCTATTGAACAAAAAACTCGTCAGCTCCATAAGCAAGCAGAAAGTTATAAAGATCTTTATAAAGAAGCTCAAAAATATCTTGATATTGATTAGGCCGACGCTCAAAAACAATCTGATGAAGCAGGTAAAGAATTAGGTGTGGATCTTATTGATCCAACATTTAATACTACTGGATTTGTAAGCAATAAAACAGAAATTATTAAACAACTTGATGAACTTCTTGAGCAAAAATACAATCTTTATAAAGCTGAAGCAGATGCTTATGATGCTGATAAATCCACGGATGAAACTCGTAAAGAAAATATTGATAAGCTAAAAGAAGATTATGAAGATACTAAGGAGCTTGTTGATGATTATGTTGAATCTCTCTCTTAGGTAGATGATACTGCTTAGGAAGCCGAAGATGCTCTTAAGGAATTAGTAGAAATGATTAGAACTGAAATTGCTAATTAGGTAGAATTAATTACATATGAGATAGAATTAAAAATTGATATTAGTGATAGAAATATTGAGTATTTAGAGCACGTAATTGATCGTCTTGGGGATATGGGACTTCAAACGGGAGCGGCTTTTCAAAATATGTTTGATATTTTGAATAATAATAAGGCCACTTTCGATAATGCCCTTCAAGGTTTTAATGATTTAGCAGCCTATTTAGAAGATCTCCGTTCTCCTGAAGGACAAGCTAAATTTATTGCCACTTATGGTCCAGAAGCATGGGCAGATTACGTAAATCAAGGCATTCTTCCAGAAGAATTATACAGTGCAATGGAAGATGAATACAGCACAATGTTTGATGCTATGGAGTCATATTATGATATGGTAGATCAAATGTTTGAAGGTTATCTTGATTTGCTTGATATCTACCAAGATCGTTTCGATTAGATAGTAGATAAACTTGATAGTCAGATGGATAGACTTGATCTTTATCAAGAACTGCTTGAATTTAGTGGATAGCAATATACTGATGAAGGTCGAGAAGCAATGACGGAAATTTATGACACTCGTCTTGATACCATTTCCACAAACATGGCGGCCGCTCAAGGGCGCATGGATATGCTTTCTGGAGAGGTAAAAACTTGGAATGATAGCCTAACGAATTTCTTGGATACTTATGGCGAAGACCCAACTCAATGGGATACTGCTACAACATCTATGTATAATAACATTATGAGAAATAAAGAAGAAGTTGAAGCCGCCTTTAAAGAAGCCGAAGATGATTTTTATGCAAATATGCAAGAATTTGCTTCTACAGCCGCAGAAGCCATTGAATATGGCGCCGAGCGTATTCGTCAAGAAATTGTAAACAGTCTTGGCGGTTTATTTAGTGATTTCTCTTCTATGACTGAAATTTATGATTAGAAAGAGACACTTCGTACTTTCTTCCTTGAAGACTATGATTAGACCTATCAATTGGAATCTTTGCTCCGCGACATTGATGAGGCGATGGAAGATGTTACAGATCCTGAACGGATGAATGAATATAAGGCCTTAATGGAAGAAATTAATAAAATTACTGCAGATGGCACTAAATTAACTTAGACAGATGTAGATTTATTAAAGGCAAAATTTGAAATTCAAAAAGCTCAAGACGCTTATGAAGAGCAAAAGAATATGAAAACTACTATGCGTCTTGCAAGAGACGCCTCTGGTAATTGGAATTACGTTTATTCGAGCGATGCCTAGTAGAGTGAGGATGCCGTACAAGCTCTTGCAGATGCTCAATATAATTATGATAAATTATTGCATGAAGCAAGAGATGAATCTTCCCAAATGTGGTTGCAAATTTAGCAAGAGTTTTTTGAGTTCCAAGCAGAAATTGATTATGCTCGTTTAGAACACGATGAACAATATAGACAAGAAATTTAGGAGCAATGGCAATATTATGTTGATTTAACAGGTCTTTATAGTGATAAAATTATTCAATATAATGATATGCTTGGAGAGGATTTTGCTGATACTACTTTAGGCATTGTTACCAATTATGATGACATGGGTAAAGCTTAGAGTGATTATACTTTAAAACATGAAGAATACCATGAACAATTAAAAGAAAATACTTAGAAATATGGAGATAAAGTAAATGCAGTGTGTGATCAAGCTGGTATGGACTATAATAATCTCGCTCAATAGGTCAAAATTGAATGCCAAAAGATTCGCTCTGAAAATTCTTTAACCTTAGTAAGTATTCAAAATCTCGCTTCTTAGGGAGCCACGGCTTTAGGCCGCCTAAGCGGAACAATAACTTCTAGTGTAAATCAATGGATTTCTGATCTGCAAAGATTTGAAGCAGAAATTTAGAAAGCTTTATAGATGCTAAATGGACTCACAGAAGAAAGTCTCCAAGATTATAATAACGGTGGATTTGATGCCCAAACAGATTATACTGCTGTTATTCAAAATTACCTATACGATAATCTTGTAGGCCCAGGATCTGCTAATGGGATTTGGTCTGAAGAAGAAAAAAGAGAGTGGATTACTTAGGGCGGAGGCGCAGAATATCTTGCTAAGCTTGAATAGGAATTATACAATAAGATGTCAAGCGATGCTTTAAAGGCGCTTGGACACTCTACTTTAAATTCTCAGTCTTGGGAACAAATTTAGGCTAATATTGATAAGATGGTAGAAGCCGCTATTGCTGGTAAACTAACTGGTGGGGTAGATGAATTCGATGAATCAGAAGCTTCTAAGATTTATAATGATAGATATGGTAATTCTTCTAGCCTATTTACCGCTTCTGGCGGTTTGATTAAAACTCCCTAGATTCGTTCTCTTGCTGAAGAAGGCCCTGAACTTGTTCTTAATAATCAAGATACTTAGAACATTCTTGACGCGGTTAAGAATATGAGAGAAGTTGTAAGAATGAAAATGTCTAATATCAATACTTCTATTGGTAAGTAGACAGAAGGCGTTTCTGACAAAACAGTTATCAACAAAGATATTTAGCAAGTTGATTAGACTGTTTCTATCGACGCCACATTCCCAAATGTTTCTGTTGCGGCAGAAATTGAAGAAGCTCTGAATAACTTGATTAATCAAGCGGTTCAGTACGCTACCAGAAATAATCGTTGATAGAAAGGAGAGAATTATGGCTAGTAACTTAGTTGAGAATTTTTTTGGTGCCATAAACACCATTTCTCAGGCAAATGTAGACGCCGCGAAACGCGATGAGACTATTGATGCGGAAATCGTATCTTTAACCAATGCTGAAACCGGCGAATACAGAGTTACTTACCAAGGAAATACTTTCTCTGCAACTGCTTCTGACCCAACAACAACTTATTCCAAAGGGGACCGAGTCTATGTCTTGGTCCCCCGCGGAGATTTTTCTGCAAAGAAAATAATCCTTGGTAGATCAGATTATAAAAATAGTACAGTTTCAGATGACTTATCTGATTTAACCAATTTTTATATTGTAAAAGGACCAAATTGGTTAGATTGGTATAAAGGTTCTGAGCCACTTTAGATTTGTGCTGTTGAGGATAAGTACAAAACTTCTTTATTGGAAGATGCGCATTTTTAGGATTATGGATTTTTAAGAGAAATTCCTCAACCAAGAGAGGCATACCCAACGGTAAATTATCCTACTTCTTTTATGACTGACGAGGAAATTGCGGAAGCCGATGAATAGATGTAGCGTTATTCTAAAGTTTATGATGCTATTATGATTCAAGCTAGCTTTAGAACTGAATTTGCATCAGTTCATACTAAAGGTCAATATATGTTGCGCGTATAGTGTATTTAGGATAACGCTAAATATATTGATGATAAATCTCATCCTGATTTTAAGTAGTCTAAAGGGGAAGAATGGTTAAAAAAAGATCAAGAAATTACAGACTATATGGCTTCTATTGATTGGGATAGGTATGATAATGATAGCGATTATCGAGCGGAAGTAGATACGACTAAAAAAGCAATGGAAATAGAGAGAGATAATCTGGCAATTCAAAAGAAATATACTCTTGTTAATTTTGATTTAGGATTTAAACAATTTAGTGGAGCGCCATATGCTTTTGTTGCAGATACTCCTCAAAAAGGATATTACACTACTAAAAATTTAATTAGAGGTTTATATAGTATTAGCTTATTTCAAGATGGACAGATGGTTGCAGATATTATACCTACTTATCTGCCGGATGGTTCTATTTCTTATGATACTTAGAATAGTGTATTAAATAAAAACAACATTTTTTGCGATAGCATTGATATTCGTTTTGCTGAAAAAGTAAATCTCGTAGATTAGCTTTATTACCCTTGGATTGAAACTCCTTATGGCAATACTTTATATGATGCCAATAGTGTTGAAGGGCGGCCTTCCGGCAGAGGCTCTGTCCAATTAATTGCTCATTTATAGCATGGTTTACAAGATTTGATTGAAACTTCTCCTGATGCTATTGAAGTGCATTGGTTTAGGCAGAAATCTGATGTAACCTCAGCAACTCCGGTAGAAACTGAAGAAAAAGATGCGCATGGCAATACATGGTATGACTATGGTGGGCCTGGGTGGTATCCCATTGAAAAATTAATTGAAGAAGGTGCTCCACCACCTGATTCAATGGACGAGGGAGATATCGAAACTGCCATTGCTACGGGATGGCAAGGTTATGATATTGATTTCAATGTATTAACTATTCGCAAAGAGGCTGTTCAATTTAGATGGGTATATAAAGCGGTTATCATATATCGAGATATGGGTACTTCTGCTCAGTCTGAAATTAATCGTTCTGAGGTTGAGCAAGAAGTTATTAGATTAGACTCAAAATATGATTTAAAAATTGAGTAGTTTGTTTCTAAAGATGGTCGAACAACTTCTTTAAGAATTTTAGATTAGAATAAAAGTATACATGAAATCGATCCTTCTACTGGAGAGAATTATCGAGAGTGGTTTGGTACTTGGTGGCTTGAATTACAAGACGGATCTTATACAAGAATTTCCGACCCTTATTGGTATGGCCCTCTTGAAATCAATGATTTCTTATTAAATGATATAGCCACGTTCCATGTTCAATGTTATGATCCATATATTATGGACCCGGCAAATACTGGAATACCGACCTATCAAATTGAGGAAATTACTACCTTAAGTATTGATATTATTTCTGCAGATGATGAATCAAGTTTACTTTGTACTTGGATTGGTCGTGATACTTTTAATTACGATGCTCTTGGAGTAATTAAGGATTGGGCTGCGGATAAAGACAATACCCTAGAACCAGAAATTAGCTGGGCTGAAGGCCGCGCATCCGATTATAAAATTACGATTATTGGACCCGATGGAGTAACGCCATTATCTAATAGAGAATATTATGATGAACAGTCAGAATATGACTCTGGCAAAACTGGTCAATGCGAAACTTCAATGATGAAGAATATGTGGGTAGACTTTGAAAATACCATCCATTTTCAAGTTGAAAATTAGTATGATAAAGAAAAAACAGACAATACTTTTACTGTTCGAGTGGAAACTGTAAATGGCCAATAGTATGATTTTAAGAAAACAGTCTTCTTTACTAAAGATGGTGATATGGGCACAATCGGCGCCGAATGGTCTGCTTAGATTAAACCTTGTAACTGGAAACATGGCCCAGATGATGAAGAAGGCGCTTATCTTGAGCCGGTTGACTATGTTGCTCCTTTAGTAATTGATGTTTCTGGCCAACCAGGAGCATATGTGTATCATCAAAATAAATATTATAGAACTTTCTTACGTCCTTTTGTAAAGAAAAATGGTATTCCTCTTGAACAAATGGACCCAATGGAAGGTTACTACTATAAAGTTTATTGGGATGTACGTATGCCAGGTTCTGCCGCTGACCCAACAACTCGATATGCATCTTGGTTAAGACTTTATCATGCTGATGGTACAGTTGATGTGGATAAAGTTGGATCACTTTATGGTCGCGATGGAACATTCTATGAAAATGGTGGAGTTGATTTCAAAACTTCTTATAAGGTTGATGTTCAATACGATCCCGGTAATATTTCTGAGGTTGGTCTCCAATCTGAAGTTAATCCAGACGAAAAAGTGCCTGGTGGCTTAATTGGATTCAGTCTTTATCCAAGTCGACAATATGGTAACGAAGATGATCGTTTCTATACGGAAAATTATGGCGCTGTTGAGGTTCGTTTCTTTGACAATCAAAACGAAGGTACTGGAGCGAATTTAGAACAATTTTTGTATCGTTTTATTGTAAAAGCACAAGTTGATATTATGAAAGGCGAATACGATTAGGGTAAGAAAATGATTAAAGTTGAAGGCAACTCTCAACGTATCAATTCTATTGTATCTTATTGGCCTGTTGATGTAATCCTCAATTATAGTAATATTCCATTTAACGATCCTAATAATGCTGATTATTATGAGTTTTATAAAAAAATTGCTACTAATTGGCCTCAATTTGTCGCTTATAATGCCACTGGTTATGATCCAGCTGTGTTCCCGGATGAAATGTATTTTAAATATGGGCCTCATAGAGAAAAAGAAGAAACAAATTATCGAGTATTTAATTTAACCCCATTAGTACAATCTATTGAAGAATAGTTAGACCCAGCTACTTAGAAATATAAATAGTATTATAGAGCTAAGCCGCATTTGAATATGACTGAAGGCTTCTGGGGCGCTTTAAAGTTTGATATGACTGCAGCTGGTAACGGTGGTCCTTTTGAAGCCGGCGAATATATCCGTAACCAAGTTCTTTATTTAAATGCTTATGGTAATGTTGATATTAACGGTTGGGATGGTCAAGGTATTGATATGAATGAAGAAAATGGCACTATTTTTGCTACAACTATTGGAGCTGGTTTTAAACGTCCTTCGACGAATGCTTTTACAGGTGTTCTAATGGGTGCCGACCGTTCGCAGCCAAGACAAGAAATTCCTGGCTATGGCATGGCTTATGATAGAGAAGCCCATGAGCATATGCCATATTTGACAGGTATCTTTGGTTATCAAGATGGTGTCCAATCTTTTGCTCTTATGGAAAATGGTACTGCTTATTTTGGTAGAGCAGACCGTGGGGGACGTATTATCATTGATGGCGCTAATGCTACGATTTATGGTGGCGCTAATGGCCAAATGGGATCTCCATCCATTGATGATGATATGTGGAACTCCATGCGTTTAACTTTATGCGATTTAACTCATAAGGTTTCTGCTGAAGGTCAAAATGTAAGCGGTTATTGGACAAATAGTAAGGACGCTTATGATCCAGATAACCAAAATAATAATATACCAATATATACGGGCATTAAAAATGGCGATCATGGTTTTATGACATAGGGCATGGATGGTCGTTATTTTGGTTATAATGATAGCGATTCTGAAGCATCAATGAAATCACAGTTGCCTTATTGGTATGGATTGATTTGGCAAAATGCTTATATTAAACCTAATGGCATTAAACCATATTGGTTAGAAGGCCAAAAATATGAAGATCTTCCATATTATGTAGATATTGATGACCCTGATAGTTATTCTGATACTTGTATGCGATTAGATTATTTTTGGGGCAATAATGGAGAAGATATTTGGTTCCAGAAAACCCCAGATGATGAGTGGGATAGTCACGAACAATTAACTGGTTTTGGCCCAGCAAGAGCATCTACAACTCCGGCTATTGAAGTTGGTTAGCATAAGCATGGCTTGATGCCTGGCTTGTTGCCTTGGTGTGACTTCGATAATGTCTTTATGGATTTATCTATCCCTGGCGACAGAAACTTTATGGTAACTTATGATGGTACTCTTTGGGCTATGAATGGCATCTTCCTTGGAGTTATTATTGGCTCCAACATCGTTGGCGGTCGTATTCAAGGTGCAGAGATTGGTATCGGTCATAGACCTTCTCATTATAAAAAGACTTATGTAATGGATGAAGATTACGGCGCGAAAAAAGATTGCGAATTTACACAACTTGAAGCTCCATATGATGCACTTCGTCCTATTGACGAGAATGGTACTCCTGGTAAGTGTGATAAAGGATAGGGGTTAGGTTTCTATGTAGACACTGAAGGTAATGTTATTGCTAATAGTATGAAAATCTACGGTGGCTCTATTGATATTGGACGTTTCCACATTATGGGTGGAGATATGAGCGATTAGGACTATGGTCATATGGTGCAAATCGCTGAATCTGATTTTGTTGGCCCAGTTCATTTTTACGGCAATGTCGGTATTGGCCCGGCTTTGAATTATGATGAATTACCAGATGACTTTGTTGCTGTTGATGAATATACTTATAAAGGCAATCTATTCCAAACTCGTGGTATTGCAGCTTTAGGAATTCCACTTCCTAAAGATAGAGATACTCGTTTACATTTAAATGCTATTTTAGATGATATTATGCGTGGTACTAGTCAATATGAAGCGGGTTATTCTGGCGGAGCAGGTGAATCAGGAATTGGAGAAGGAACAAGCCTTGAGTAGAATGCTATGTTTGCGATTGATACAGCTAACAGCTACTTGCCTGAAAGCGCTTAGGCCGATGATGCCGATAAATTACAAGGACATTTTTGGCCCTTACATTATCATTATGGTTATACTAAGGACAGAAGTGGAGTCGATACCGGCGGCGGGCAAAGCGATGGTGATGATCAAGATATTGTTAAAGCATATGTAACAACAATGGATATTTTTAAAAGTAAAGGTTTTGAAGTAAATAGAGGATATGCCGGAGGAATAGAAGATAATATGTTGGATGGTTCTAACTATTGGCGATTAGGCCCCTATGGAACAGAAGCTCAGATTATGTGGATAAAGAAGACTTTTTAGCCTGAGCAAAGCTCCATCAAACCTCAAAGATATGATGCCGGAACTGATGACGAAAAATATCTTGGATGGTTTGGTTTTACTAACCGTGCTGGTGGTGGCGCCTCTACAGAAGCAGCTATTGGTATCACCTCTTGGTATACTGCTCCAATTATTATTTCATCTGATGGTGAATCTGCTTGGACAAGTAGAGGACATTTCCATATGTTTGTAAGAGGATTGGGCACAGGATCTGGTGTAGTTGATAATTAGAATACTTGGAAGCATCAAAATGGATCAAATAATGGCTTAGATTATGGTATTGTATTTGATATGGGTTCAAATTTATAGAATTAGGATGTTGGACCAGGAGATTGCGGTGGAAATAAGGTGATTTTAAGAACAGCAAAAGGCCCTATTGGATTCGGACAAGAAAAGAATGATAATGGTATTTAGGGGACTTGGACAGTACCAGGCCCAAACGATAATTAGATTTAGGGATTTTTATATATCGATCCTGAAAATTCGGGTAAAATGGCGCACGAAGGCGGCATCTTTTTGGGTACTCGTAAGGGCAATATGCACATTTATCGACTTGGTGAATCTGGAGTTTGCACAGGACCTCATGTCCCCGAGCTTTACTTAGAAGAGAAAAAAGCAATGCTTTCTGCTCCACAAGAGGTTTATATTGGGGCTAACTGGACTAATGGTCATACCCCACTTAACTGCATTAAAATGACAACTAAGGAAATTAGTTTTGAAGGGACTTATGCAGAGCCAGATAATCAATATCATATTTATGCGCGTTTCGGATAAAAAGAAAGGCACCCGTATCATACGGGTGCCTTTTTATTTTTTATATAAGAGAGAGCTAATTCGGTCAATTCCGACCTTGCGATTTTGTTAGGCATTTTCCAGTAAAGATAGTTGTTTACAACTTGACTCGGTGTCGTTTTAGAAGTGGCTTTTCGGGGCTTCCAAAACTTATCTCCATACCTACCGAGCATAATTTCGCCTATCTCGCTATAAATGATGCCCATATCGACCATATTAAGTAAGTCCTTCTCCATAGGACTTAAATATCGGTCAATACAATCCATTGACCATACATTCCAAAGGTGAGAATATGACCCAAGTGCTTTTCCTCCGCGGGAAGCTCTTTCACTATCTCTTAGATTAGGTTCTTTTAGAATAAATCGCCAAACTTTAATCCAAGAATCTGGGAGCTTAATCCCGAATAAGGACCTTTGGCGTTTTATTTTCTGCCATTGAGTTTGGGTTAGACCTTTAACCCATTCTTCTGGTATCTAATCTATTGTTTGTAAGCACATATTTGCAGAGGCTTTGGAGTCGCTTGTTGGCGTTACGAGTTGGTCGATTTGCCATTGCTCAAGGCCATCATAGGCGACAATCTTAGGGTCATCGCACATAAGGGCAATCTCACCATTGCCGCTAATGACTGGATTCATAAAGGACTCCTTTCTTCATTTTCTAACTATATTATAGCATAAAAATTTTTTTATTGCAACTTATTTTATTTAAGGTATTATAAAATAATTTTTATTTTGAACGATGAAGCAAAACCCAAGGCCATAGGGATCTATAAAGGATTTGCCTCGTCGGAGCAAAAGGATATTATAAAGGAGACTTTTCTATGAAAATTGATTTCAATGCGGTACGCGACTTGTACCGTCCAAATCAGCAAGCTGTTTCCAAAGGTAACGGAAAATATTTCTGCACTTGCTGTAAAAAGACTTTAGACGAGAAGCAATTCTTTAAGACCTCTCGTACAGACAAACACCCTACTGGAGTGCTTCCAGAGTGCAAAACTTGTCTGGCAATGAGGGTCGATGATACTGACCCTATGACCTTTTTACCTATTCTTAAAGAAGTTGATGTGCCATACATTCCAAGTGAATGGCGTAAACTTCTTATGAAAAAGAGCGCAAAAGCTGGATCTATTGTTGGCAAGTATATCAGTTTGATGCACTTGAACCAATATAAGAAATATCGCTGGGCAGACTCTGAAGCCAAGACCAAAGAGGAAACCGAATCTTTGCTTGCGGCTATGCGCCAAGAAACAGATAGTGAAAGTGAAGCAGAAGCCAAGGTTGAAGAAATGCTGAACTTTGGCGATATTGCGCCTCAAAAGCCAGCCCAGGCTATGGTTACAGCGCCAGATATGTCTGCGCTTTACGGCCTGACACCTGAGACTTCAAAGTATAATTTAACTCAAGAAGAAATCAATGAATTGAAAGTAAACTGGGGTGAAGATTATACAGAGGATCAATACCTCTATATGGAGCAAATGCTTCAGGATATGATGGAGTCTTATGTTATTCAGGACCCAATCGCGATTTCTAATGCGCGTATGATTTGCAAAATGACTATGAAGATGAACAAATACGTTGACATTGATGACGTGGCTTCTGCGTCACAAATCGGCCGTTAGCTTGATATGTTCATTAAGTCTGCAAACTTAGCACCAGTTCAGCAAAAAGACCGTCAACATACTACTTTTGCTATCTCGCAGTTGGCCTTCTTAGTTGAACGTGAGGGCGGCTTTATTCCAGAGTTTTATGTCGACCAGCCTAATGATAAGATTGATTAGGTATTGAGAGATATGCAAGAATATACTGAGTATCTGGTGCGCGGCGAATCCAATATTGCTGAAATGGTAGAGAATACCGAAGCAATTTTGGCTCAAGATCCACTTCCAAATGCTGTCGAAGACTATGATGATTTCGCCGCTCTTGAGCGCGAATTACTGGGTGATATTGCTGATATCGAGGAGGGACAAGGTAATGCCACTACCGATTAAGAAGAATAATCAAAACAATCTTCTTACACGTGTAGTTAGCAAACAAGAAATTCTTGATAATATCGAAGAATATCGAAAAGCAATATCATTCTATCGAGCTTATCCAGATAAACTTGTTGATATGTATATTTAGGCGTCTGGAGAAGATTGTACTTTCAAATTATTCCCATACCAGCGAATCTTTTTGCGCGCGATGGCAAGATATAAGGATGTATTCTTAACATTCAGCCGTGGTACTTCAAAGTCCTTTATTGATGACCTTTGGAATATGTTGGAGTGTATTCTGTACCCCAACACCAAACTGGCTATTGCAGCTACTACAAAAGGTTAGTCTGCGGCCATTTTGGAATCTAAAGTTTCAGAAATTCTTACTCTGTTGCCAATCTTGCGCTTTGAGATTAGAAAGACAGAGAAGGTCAAAGACCAGTTCACTATTTACTTTAAAAACGGCTCTCAAATGAGCAACCTTGCTGCTAAGCAATCCTCTCGTGGTCTGCGTTTTACAGGCTTAACTCTTGAGGAGATTATTGAGGGCGATCCTGATATTATTCAGGAAGTTATTATCCCTACTCTTGCTATTCAGCGTCGTGCAGCAAATGGTGAATTTAATAAAGCAGAAACTATTTCTCAGCAGAAGATTTGTGTTACAACCGCCGGATTTAAGGATACTTATGCCTATCATACTCTGATTAGGACACTATTGCGCCAATTAACAGAGCCAAATAAAGCTATCGTGCTGGGCGGCTCTTATAAAATTCCTATTATTGCAGGATTGCAGAATATGGACTTTATTCGTCAACAGAAGATGAGTGGCACATTCAATCCCACCTCCTTTGGTCGTGAGTATTTGAGCCGCTGGTCCAGTGGTTCTGAAAATGCTTACTTTGCGGCAGAAACATTTGACAAATACCGTTCTCTTCAAGAGCCGGTATTTGAGAGAGAAAAGAACCTTGGCAAAGGTGTAGATTATGTATTTGGTATCGACGTTGGCCGTTTTTCTGACCAATCGGAAGTTTGTGTATGGAAATATATCCCACAAACAGGAACTACATCTACAAAGCATCTTGTCAATATCTACTCTTTTGAGCAAATGCACTTCGCTGAGCAAGCGATTGAAATTAAGCTGCTCTATGAAAAATATCATCCAAGAGCAGTCGTCATCGACGGCGCGGGCGTTGGCGCCGGCCTAATTGATGAATTGATTAAATCCCAAGTAGATGTACGCACTAATCAGTTTTTGCGGCCTTGGGGCGTAGCCAATGATGATAAAGGCTACTATAATCAATTTAAGAGCGCAGATATGATTCCAAATCTGCTCTATATCATTAAGGCAAATGCTCCATTCAATACAGAGATGTATGCTAATCTGCAGACACAGTTGACTACTGGTAAATTGCGTTTCCTTATTGATGAGCGACAGGCGAAGATGAAAATGGATGCGAGCCGCGCTTTAAAGTTCAAAGACATGACTGAAGACGATAAAGCAAACTGGATTGTGCCATTTATGCAAACATCTATTTTGAAAGATTAGATGATTAACTTGGAAGAGAAGCATGAAGGCGTAAATATTATTCTTGATCGTACAAATAAGAACATCAAAAAGGATAAAGTGTCAGCTATGGGTTATGCTCTTTGGTATATTAAAATCGAGATTGATGACCGCGCTTTAATGCGTCAAGCAATCTCCTGGGACTAGGCTATGAAAATCGCTGGTCGCCGAGATGGATAGAAGTCTATGCGCTCTCGTATTACTTTAAAGGGTAATGGACAGTACACTTCCAATCTACGAAAGAGAAAGAAATAATTTTATTTTTGATGTTATAAAATGCTTTATATAATAAAGCGATGACAAGGAGGAACATAAATGCCTTGGCAAGAAAATGACCATCCTTCCATCATGGAGCGAAAGGCAGCTATGCTTCTTGATTAGGGAGACATTTTGTATGTTACAGAATTTTCTTTCCCTGATTTGAAATCAGACCGAGGCATTCCGCTGCGCTTTGATTTTGCTATTTTTGAATCTCCAGAGGATATGGAAAAAGAAAGACCAAAGTTTCTTTTGGAGATGCAAGGAGAATAGCATTATAAACAAAAGTTCCAAACTAAGGAAGGCTTTGCAAGGTAGTAGGCTAACGATAAGAGAAAGCGTTCCTACTGCGCGGTTAAAGGTTATACTTTAGTCGCAATTCCGTACACTGAATACAATTCAATGACACTTGACTCCATTTTGGAGTAGGGTAAATACTTTGATTGAGAAAGGAGGGCAATATGGATAAGCCTATGTTTAAGCGCGTCAATGCTCCGCGCCCACCAATGGACTTTGGTTTGTTAAAAGTCCGCAAAATGACTGTTAAGCCGGCCGAGGCTATCATCTATAAAGAAGATACTAAAGGCCGCAATTCTGTTGACTGGACTCGACAGACACATGACAAAATGATCGAGACAACTAAGGGCACAGATTTGAAGCAAATTCGTTCTCTGTCAAAGTATTTCTTCCAAACTAATGGTGTCTATGCTCGTGCTGTTCGTTATTTGGCAGATATTTATAAATATGACTTTCTGCTTTATCCAAATCTCGATCTTGACTTAGAGATGACAGATGAGTTTAGCGACAAGATTTTGAAGAAATTCAATGTGCTACTTGAGCACTTTGATAATTCGGCGATTCAGTTAATGTGTCGTAAATGGGCAAATGCGGTTTGTATTGAAGGCTGCTATTACGGTTACATCTGTGATGATGTAAATGATAAACTTGTTGTCCAAGATTTGCCTGTTGACTTCTGTCGTTCCCGTTTTCTTTATAAGGGAATGCCTCTCGTGGAATTTAATGTCCAATACTTTGATAAGGTAACTTCTGACCCAAAGTATAGGGAGAAACTTCTTGGTCTTTTCCCTGAAGAGTTCCAAGTTGGGTATCGTAAATACAAGGCTGGAAAACTTCCCGCTGAAGAGCAAGGTGATGACGCAGGTTGGATTCTGCTGGATATGATTCGTTCATTTAAGTTTAACTTTAATGATGAGGACATTCCACCCTTTTTGTATGCGATTCCTGATATTATTGGACTTGATGAAGTGGAAGATCTTGAGAAAGAAAAGCTGCTTCAGCAAATCCAGAAGATTTTGATTCAGAAGTTTGAACTTGACCAAAATGGTCAAATTCCATTCACTATGAAAGAACTTCAATAGTTAAACCAAAATGCCGTAGATATGGTTGGCGATGCTGTTGGAGTAAGTGTATTGTCTACTGTTGCAGAAGTATCTCTTGAAGATTTGGCAACAAGTAGTGGTACTGAATCTCAAAATAACCTCGAAGCCGCCCAAAATAGCGTTTACAATGCTCTTGGTATTTCAGCTAATCTGTTTAATACCGACGGCAATCTTGCTCTTGAGAAATCAATCATTATTGATGAGGCTTATATTAAGCCATTACTTCTTCAATTTGAGCAATTCTTTAATCGCTATCTTGAATGGAAGTTCAATAAGAAAGATTTGAAGTTCCGCATGAAGATGCTGCTTACTTCTATCTTCAATTCTTCTGATATGTCCAGTAAGTACGAGAATCTTACAAAGATCGGCTTTAGCCGCTTCCTGCCAATGGTGGCTCTTGGGCATACTCAGAAAGAGGTTATCTCTATGGCAAAACTCGAACAGCAAATTATGCAGCTTGATGCTTATATGCTGCCTCCATTTAGCTCCAATACTATGTCTTCTGATACTTGGAGCGATATTAAGGCGCAACAGCAGCAAATCCTTTCTGGCGGTAAGGTTACTCCAGTAGGAGGCCAAGCTGATGCTGCACGTTCTGGTTCTGTAACTTCAGATTCTAATGGTGGCGCTGGCCGTCCGCAATTACCAAACGATAAAAAATCTGACAAAACTATCGCAAACCAGGCGGCTCAAAACTGATAAAAAGGAGTTAAAACCATGATTAAAAAATTAACTACAACCGAATTGCGCGGAATTATCAATGAGATCAGTGAATGCTGGGGTAATGATAGAAATAATATTAAAGTTGGAGTAAATTCAATGTATAATATTATTAAATTAAAAAAAGAACTTGAAAGGCAAGGGGTAATTATTCAAGAAACTGTCGCAACATTAGCCGAGCAATCCGGTGGCGAAAGATAGCAAAATGGTTCTTACAAGATTCCTGAAGATAAAATTGCATCACTAAATGTTCAACTCGATGATTTTGGAAAAGAGGAAATTGAAATAGAATATACTCCTATTAAAATTAAAGAATCAGATAGTGTCCCACCTACATTGATGGACGCTTTATTTGATTTTATTGAATTAGAATAAGAAAGGAGTAGAACAATGCCTTCTTTTTACCCTCCAGTATTAGAAAATAAGGCATAGGCTATTCCGTTTATTGCTAATCCAGAATCAACAGATTTTTTTGATATTATATTTGCTATGCCCAGTATCAATGTTCTTACTGATATTGGGCATATTCAAGTATCTATAAAATATCAATCTACTGCTGAAAGTGCAGTTAATCCATAGTTTTCTCCCGACAGGGCTGTTCTTTATATTGAAAGAAGTGAAGGAGCAGCTTATTTTGTGAGACTTGAGGGTGGAAACTATATGATTAGAGTCCCATATAGATGTTTTGCTGGCGGTCGTCCTGAACAAGGAACTACTTATACTGTCCAGGTACGTTTTGGTAGCAATATGTTATGGGATCCTGCAACTAATGGATTAGATGGGATTGGATTTGGAGCCTTTGCCGCTTGGAGAAATCAATCAACAAATTAGGTCCCCTCAGCTTTTGGCGAATGGTCTAATATGTAGACCGTTTATTGCTATGGCGAAGCAGCTGAAGAATTAACTTATAATTTAGACGATTTTATTCCAGAAATTGTTTATTCATATGCACCTTCATTAGATGATCCTCTTGAGCAATGTAAAATTGTTTATCAATATGCAGATATGTACGGTAGTCGTTATAATACTCTTGTATTTAACGGTCAATATCAGCAAGATGGTAGTTATGTAATGAGAGCAAAACTTCCCATTGCTCCAGTACAAACAATTTATATTTCTTTAGAGGCGATAACTAAGAATAATACCATTCGTGGTGGTATTCTTACTATTTTCCCATTGAAGAATACTTTAGAAATTCCATCTCTTGGCGGCGACATGAAGAATGCTGAACTTATTGGAGAGGAAAATAATGATGGCGCATTAGCAAAAACTATTATTTTGAAAAATCAAGTTTCTGAAGGTTCTACTTTGAATTTTTATCGGAGCAATGTATATACTCTTGAAACAGTAAAAGTAATTGAAAATTATCCAATAGATAATGTTAATGAAATCACTGTTAAGGATTATAGTGTTGAAATGGGAGAAGATTATTAGTATATTGCTACTATTGTAGATAGAGATAAGAAAATTGTAGGCACAGTGATTAGTCCATATGAATGGGGCTATGAAAATAAAGGATATGCCCGTTTAATGAATATGGATGCAATCATATTCTTAACAACAAGAGATCATCAATTAAGATTGCAAGGCGCGGTTAATGTATCTGCTTTAAAGAGAAATACTCAAGATAATTTTTAGACCACTATTGGCAGTAAATATCCTTTCTATTCCAGAAATGGATAGATGAATTATCGAACCTTTACCTTAAATGCTTTTATCTCTATTGCTTTTGATCCTACCGGGACATTTTTAAGAAATGACTCTGAAAATGGCTTATGGTGGGATAATGAAAATGGCTCAAAATTAGTCATTTTAAATAGAGATTTATACGGTGAATCTCAACATTCTTTAAGTCGTAGACGAACTAAAGAATTGGCTTCTGAACGAAATCATAAAATTGACCAACTAGGTGTAGAAAATGCTAGAGATGTATTTGGACCAATGACTATTTACGACCCTTATTATTTTAGAAATATTATAACTAACATCGGAGAAATGAAGACTAGCGAGGCTATTTATCTTGAAAGAAAATTTAGAGATTTTGTTATGGAATGGCTTTCTAATGGTAAGCCAAAACTCTTTAGATCTGAAACCGAAGGTAATATGATTGTTATGATTAGCGGCGCGAACTTAACTCCGCAACAAGGCGCTGGCCGCTAGACGTATTCAATGAGTTGTACCGTAACAGAAATTGCTGAATATAATTTAGAAAATTTATTATTATATAATTTAATTCCTTATGATATTACTGCGAATCTGGTTACAGGTTTTCCTAAAAGAGTTAAAATTGGAGATATTATTTCTGAACAAGATTATTTAACTATCTTAGTATACGCTCCTTATATGGAATATGTTGCTGATCCAGATAATGGGAATTATTTTTCTCCATATGGTAATGAATGGATGGTTTCTGGCGGAGTAGATGAAATAAATAAGATTTTATCTCAAATTACTGAGTATTCTTTTATTCGTGGGGATGAAGATCCTTATGTTTATACCGGATTGATTTATCAATTTAATAAGATTTATAACATTCCAAATTCCATTTCCGGTCAAGAAATTAAATCTATTGATACTTCTACTGCGTTGAGGAATATTCCTGATGTTATTAAAAATGACGATGGAACAATTATGTATCCCCATCCAATTTTTGAAGTATCTAGCGGATCATTACCAACAGATTTAAGTTTAGATCCATATACTGGAATTATTTCTGGTACTCCGATGTGGACTAATTATGATGCGCCCCGTCCAAAAGACACAATCACATTGAAATGTCATATCAATTATTATGATACTCCAACTCTTAATTTTGACCCACTTAAAGGTCCCGTTAGCGTACTATTAAAAGAAAATGTAGACAGCGCAGAAATGGTAATCAATGTAGGTTATATTTATAGCGAATTATTGTTTAATTTGGATTCAAATGGAGATGGGCTATCTGATATTACCATACCCGTTTCTATGATTGGTAAATAGATTACTCCAGTCGATTTGTCAAGATATGTCAAAGGCGGCGTAAAATTCTTCCAGTTAGAAGATGCCGATACTAATTAGGCTTATTTATGGACTGCTGTTGGACTTCCGGCCGGACTATCTATCAGTGACAAAGGTGTCATTAGCGGGGCTTATTTATCTCCTGTAACAGGTGGAGTAGCTACTATTTATGTTACAGATGGAGTTGGGCAAGTAAAAGCTCAAAATCTAAGTTATGGTAATGGTGTTCAACAGATATTTTTCCAAGATAGCTTGAAGTATAATTTAACTTATTCTGAGGTTGGAGTTGAGATTGATCCTGTTGATGTCCATAACGGAGTAACTGGTGGCTATAAGTCTACTAATACTACTGATTGGCCAACAGGATATGAATTTAGCGCGACTGGATTGCCTCCAGGAATAGATATTGACCCTAAGACTGGTATTATTCAAGGAACACCAACTCAACAAGTTCCTGCTGGAGTAGCAACCATTACAGCGACGGACTTTGGTCCAACAAGAACTTCTGCTTCTATTGAAATTGTATATCAAGAAGTATTAGCCCCATTTGTATTCACTGACGATATAAGTTATGATATTAATCCATATAATGATTATACACCAATGAATCTTGGGTTAGTTATAACCCCTATTGATTTAATGAAGGAAAATTTTGAAGCAGTGACTGGCGGACTTAAATATAATGATCCTCCATACTATCGTTTTACTTCAAAGAATCTTATTCCGGATTTTTCCATTGATAACTACGGAGTTATTTCTGGTCGAGCTTCAGTTGCGAATGAACAAAGAACAGCGACTATTATTGTTTATGATGCACGCGGAGAGCAAAGAAGTATTGAAATTACAATAGTTGGTATTATTTCAAAATTGAGTTTTAGACCTCCATCTCAATTAACTATTCCTTCTACTTTTGTAAATTAGCCTACTCCAATTAAAACTATCAATATTCCATATAGTTGGATTGATGGTGGTACTCCTAAGTTGGAAGATGGTAAGGCGCCTTACAAAATTACAATTTCAGGGCTGCCAAATGGTATTAACGGACAAGAGAAAAAAGCTCCTGATGGAACTTGGTATTTTGAGATAAGCGGTACGCCAACAACTCCAGTTGAAAGCCATGATGCTATATTAACCATTAGTGATTATTCTCCAGAGGTTGAGACGATTATTTATAAAATCCCTGTTGGCCAAGTAGTTGGAGAATTAACTTGGAATCAACCTCAAATTAACTTAATGGATTATGGCGTTGCAGATGGAGAAAGAATACCAAATATCTATGTTGCTTATGTATCAGGCGGCAAGCCACCTTATACATTAAGAGTTGACCCTGATAAAGACTTTTATCCATTAGTTATTTATCAATCAGAAGGCGGCGAGCAAGTAGCTACTGAAATTTATATTGGCGGCACAATGTCTAAAGACCTTGAAGGTAAAAATTTTCATTTATATTTAACAGATGCTTCTGGATAGACAGTATCTAATATACTACAAGTAGGAAATGTTCAAAATGCTTTAAGTTTATAGTTGCTGAATCCTCTTGGAAATTTTACTTTAATTGAAGATTATTCTGAAATTACCAATCTTTTAATTATGAAAGCTTCTGGTGGAGATGGCAATTATAAATATTATGCTGGTAATACTATTTCGGATTATCCTTTTGATACTGGAGTAGCTTTAAATCATGACACCGGTACTATTTCTGGTGTGGTTCAAACACCTTCAACGCCATCTGTAAATATTGGTTCGACTTATTTTGTCCAAGATACTTCTGACCATTAGAGCAGTAGTTCTGATATTTGGACAACGCCTATTGTAATTAGTGCGCCAAAATTAGCAGCAGGTATCAGTGGTACTGTTAAGATTCCAATGATGCGAATTGATGATACTGTAAATATGCAGCTTATTAATTTTGGTAATTTCCCAGGAACAGAATGGATAGTAACTGGAACTTTGCCTGGTGGATTAACATGGGCAAATGGCAAACTTTCTGGCACTTGTGAAGAATATTATGAAAAGGCAACAGTAACTTTGACAATGAGAGTTCCATATACAGAACATATAAATGGCGCCGAAGGTTCAGTTATTACTCCTTAGATTGACGGGCCTGTAATTTAGGTTACTTTTGAAGGAGTTACTGATACTATGCGCATTGATCGCCCCGATGGTATTGATTATGAGTATATGGAAGTTGGAGTTCCTATTGAGGAAAAAGCTGTCAATACCAAACTCCGCGGAGGCACTCCTCCTTATACTTGGGCTCTTGAAGGAGAACCAGAGGGAATTTCTTTAAATGCCACTATGACATAGACGGCATCTCAAGAAATTAAATTAACTGGCGCTCCTGCTAAAACTTCAAATTCTATTAACGTAAAAGTAATTTGTACAGACTCCGCAGGAAATAGTAAAAACTTTACTTTTGCTATTAAAGGTATTTTTGAACCTTTAGTAGTTACCGATTCTCCGGCATATGACATTCCTAATCAAGCATCTAATTAGGACATAGCCGAAATTGATCTTTCTAAAGCAGTAAGTGGTGGTACGCCTCCATATAATTATGCCGCTTTAGACAGTATTTAGCCATACACTTTAAATTCTACTACTGGTATTATTAACGGTAATTCTGGCACACTTGCTTTCCCAGCAAGAACTGCTAGAATTAGAATTTTCTCTAATAATAATATTCAATATAAAGATTTGGAAATTGCTATTGGAGAAATTCAAGGCGAATTAAATTATATTCATCAAGACGCTCATGACATTCCTAATGGATTGCCAAATACCACCGGAACAGTAAATATTTCTACTGGAGTGTATGGTGGAGCTTCTCCTAAATATAGTATTGTTAGTCGTCCAGATGGGTGGACAGATGCTAATATTTGGATTGCTAATGAAAATCAAGGAACAATAAATTACAAGTATCCTACCACAGTGGGAACTAAAGGCGGGACTTGTTAGATTTCTATTGCTGATGGGTCAGGTAGTAGAACAATAACTGCCGAGATTTCCGTTGGTGATGTAGTTGAGTCTATTGAATAAGGAGGTACTTTATGGCTGACTTTTTAACCGATAGAAGTTTTTTGCTAAAAGTCAATCAATATAAAGTACGAACTTATCAAGCAGCGATTATGGTATTAGATTTTGAGACCGAAAATCCTATCGCTAGACTTGAAGGAAAAGTTATTAGCGGCAACATGAGTGTTGCCGCTAATTCTCCTGTTCGTAAAACAGGTAGTTTATCTGTTATTTTTGACGATTAGACAAAAAGAATTACTGATATAAATAATTTAATTGCGATTAACAAAAAGATTTCATTATCTATTGGTTTTGAAAATCCTTTTTATAATACAGAGCAATATCGACAATATGGTGAGATTTTGTGGTTTAAGCAAGGAGTATTTTTTATTACCAAAGCAAGTTCTTCAATTTCTGCTTCTGGCGCAGCTACAGTTAGCATTGAGTTAATGGATAAAATGGCTGGATTAAATGGAACGATAGGTGGTACATTACCTGCTTCAACTTCTTTCCATGATAGGTTAATTATCTAGCCAAATGGCGACGAAGAAACTGAATATCCGTTAATTTCAGAAATTATTCGAGAGTGTGTTCATCATTTTGGTGGGGAGCATTTTTCTCGAATAAATATTGAAGATGTGCCTGATGTTGGACGTATTGTTGTTAGATATACTGGCAGTACACCAATAAATTTTCAGACAGATGAAAATACCGTAAATTGTGGTCGTTCCTTTGTTATTGGGGCGCCACCAATTACTGGATTTGATGAAGTTTATGTAAAAGGTGATAATATTGGATATATGGAAACTCCTTTGACTTATCCGGGCGAATTAATTCAAAAAGCTGGTTCTACAGTAACATCTGTATTGGACGCCATTGTTCAAACTCTTGGGAACTATGAATATTTTTATGATGAAGAAGGAATTTTTCATTTTCGTCAAATTCAAAATTATTAGGCGACTGGGAAAACGCCATTAAATTTCTATGAATCAGGAACTGAAACTTTTGAGAGCAAGGATACTGATGGAAATAAAATCACTGAGACGAGAGCAGTAAACTATGATTCTGACTTATAGAATATGTATTTTCCTAAATTTACTGATGATCAGTTTATAAATGAATTTGCCGATGCTTCTTTAGTAACTTCAGTAAGTTTTAATCCTAATTACTCTAATATTAAAAATGATTTTGTTTGTTGGGGCACTAAAAATGCAGATGATAATACTCAAACAATGGTTAGATACCATTTAGCCGTTGATGCTAGACCGCGAGATATTCGAAAGCCATTGGATCTAAATCCTGGTGATGAAGGATATGAAGAAGAAGAAGAATATCGGAAATTGGTTGGCGATCAGTATTCTCTTTGCCATAAAGATATATGGGAAGTAAGAGATAAGAATACAGATGCTATTACTCGTTATCTTGTTCAAGGTGAATATGTGCTAGATGAAACAAAAGAAAAATGGGGTAAAAATATAGCACCACCATTGGATGAATGTTTTAAAAATCTGCCTTCTTCTTATTGGTTTAATTGGCGAGAAGAATTATATAGAAGGGCATTAATTGCTTATGGATCTTCTACCGAAGGGTCTTATTATGATGCAGAACTAATGGCTGAATGGCGGAATATCTATGATCCTGGTAGCACTTTTATTCGAGATGGAGCAGATTCTTTTTAGACTGGATGGGAAGATCATTATGGAGAAAATAATCCTGATGCTCCCTGGGGCGGATATATTGTAGATGTAAAAGTTGCTCCGGAAAATTTAAGATATTGGTTGGATATTATTGATACCAATGCAGAAATCGGACAATATAGTGTTAGTAGAATTGGCCGAAGAACAAAAGTAGAAGAAAATAGTAAAATTAACGAAGTATTTGAAGCAGATATTCCAGATATAGTATTTATTTTAAATGATGGGAATTTGACACAGATGTATGAAAATACTGCTTATTACGTGAGTATTGGCCAAGCATATTCTTTTATTAATCAAGATTAGAAATCTTATTTTCAGGAGCGTAATTCTTTTGGTACTTGTTATGAACAAGTCAGAGCAATGCTTTACAATAACTTAGTTTATAATGCCTCTGTAAGTCTGACATCTATTCCAATATTTTATTTAACTGTTAATAAAGTTCTTCGTTTAAACTTCCCTGATTTAGGAATTGTTGGAGATTATGTAATCAATAATTTATCTTGGCAAATAGGCGGACAGAATACAATGTCCCTTAGTTTAAACGAAGCTGTTGTTATAGTTTAATTTTTCAAAATTTTCAAAATTTTTATTTTTATCATTACAAAATCCAGCATATGTTGAAACAAAAATGCGATGCAGGAGAAAATTTGTCGTGAAAAATTTTATAACTTTTTTATTTTTGATTTTATAAAATGTTATAATAGTAAGTCTGGAAAACGAAATCAAGAAATTATTCCGTTTGCCAGCGTATCACGACAAAGAAAGGAGGAACTTGATGGAATCACAGGCAATTGTGAATACCATGGAAGTTCTGGAAACCAAGCCGATTAACGAGCTTGTTACCGAAGCTACCATTAAGGTATGTTATGTTTCAGAAAATCCCAATCAGAACAATACTGTGATTAACAAAGAGGTTGGTCGTCAAATCGCTGCGACCCTTCCTGGCGCTCCTGTAGTAGGCTTCTACGACAAAGAGTCCGGTGACTTTGTTCAACATAGCCGTAAGGTAACTATTTCCAATGGCCAAGTGAACATTGAAGATATTACAAAGCCTTATGGTTTCGTAAGTTTTGATGCTCCTTGGTATCAAGACTTTATGGAAGATGGCCAAGTCAGAACTTATCTGATGTGTAAAGCCTATCTATGGACTCGGCAATATGAGGAAGCCTCCAAGGCATTGAATAAAGGGCAGTCAATGGAACTCGATGAGCAAACCATGAGCGGCTACTATGAAGGCGATGTTTTCGTTTTCACTAATGCTACTCTTGACAAGCTCTGTATTCTTGGTGATGCTTATGCACCCTGTTTTGAAGGGGCTAAGATAATGTCCTCTTATACTAAACAGTATGAGAGCCTTGCTGAGCAAGTGGAGAATATCTTAGGAAGGAGGTATTACGTCATGAATGGGCAACTTCAGCCTAAGCCTGAAAAGATTACTCTTGAGTACGCTCTTCAGCTTGGCTGGAATCTGACTGACGCAGTATATATGCAGCTGCGCAATCGTGGAGCTGAGATGAAATACGACATTCAGGGTATTTACTCTGAGGGCGGCACCATCTTTGTTATTCTCCAAGATCGCGAGTCTCTCGAATATGTACGCGTGAATCTGACTATCACAAGCGAAGACACAGTTGAGCTTGATAGTGAGATGCAGGCTGTAAGACAGACCTGGTCTGTTAAGGAGCCTCCTGCTCCCGAGCCTGTTGAGCCACTTGGTGGCACTACCGTAACTGCAACACAAGATCCCGCTTCTACTGCTTCTACTGGCGCTCCTGCCGCTCCTGCAGCTACTCCCGAGCCTGCGCCTGCTCCTGCTGGCGCTGGAGTCTTTAAGAAGAAAAAAGATGACGAAGACGAAGGAGAAGGTGAAGGAGAGGGCGAAGGCGATGATCCAAAATCTGATGACGGCGACGGAACCGATGGCGGAACCGATGGTGGAACCGACGATGGTGGAGACGACGACGACAAGAAGAAAAAGAAGAAGGGAAATTTCGCAGCAGATGGCGAAGGAAATGATCCTGAACCCAAGCCCGAAGGAAGTGAAGGCGGTTTGCCCGATCCTTCCGTCGGAAACCCAGATCCAAGCGACATTCCCGGACCAGCAACTTTCTCCACAAACGGAGAGGGCGGCGAGCCAAGTGCTGAACCTGCCGCTGACCCAGAGCCTACTGAGCCTACAACACAGTTTAGCACAGAGCCTGCTGCCGAGCCTGAAGGCACTCCAGCAGTCGATTACGCTGCAGTGATTGAGGATTTGAAGTCTCAAGTCGAAACTCTTACCAATGAGCTGAATGGCTATCGCGCCAAAGCAGCCGAGGAAGAGAAAGAAAAGAAACAAGCAATGGTAACATCTTACAGTGAGATGCTCACTGAGGAAGAGATGAAGCCTGTTGTAGAGAAGCTCGATGAGTATTCTCTCGATGAAATCGAGTCCAAGCTCGCTGTAACTTATGCTCGCAAGCAGAAGAACAGCGGACATCCTTCTACTGGATTCCAGGTTAGCGTCGCAGGCGCTGCTGCAGTAGATCACTCTCTGGACGGACTCCCTGAATTTTTCATTCAGGCCTTAGAGCTTGACAAGAAGAAAGAACTGAAAATTTAATCAGTTTTTCTTGATAAAAAGGTTATAAACTTTTTTGAAAGGAGATACAAAGTAATGCCTGCTACTTTTGTAAAGACCGAAGGCAAGTATGGTCAGGTTGAGGCTAATCGTCTTTCCGGTATTACCTTCGGTTACATTGAGGCCCAGGCTCCCGCTTATGAGGACGCTGGCGCCGCAACACCTATTGCAGAGCTTGAGAACGGTATGTTCCTGTGTGTAATCCCCGACACCACTGAGACTTCTCCTATGGGCCGCATCGCGGTTCTGCCTGGGGCTGCACCTGCTACTGCAAAGCCTTACCTCGTATACTCTGAGAAGAAACTGTATGACGAGCGTATGGGTTATTCCGATTTCGTTGATCGTGCTGCCGATAAGGTGGATGGCCTTCTGTATCCCAAGCTGATCGGTATTGTGCCTGACAACGATGTTTACACCACAAACACTATCAACGAGGAGCCTGATTCCCTGGCAGTCGGCGACGTACTGTATGTTGGTGATGACGGTTACCTGACTAAGACCAAGGGCACCAATACTACTTATCAGTTTGAGGTCACCAAGGTCTACACTATGCCCGATGGCCAGCCCGGCGTTAAGCTGATGAGCAAGGCCTGCGGAGCCTAATTGAAAGGAGGATTTACAGATGGCTTTCGTATATGCTGATAACCTGGCTCTTGCTAAGGTACTGATGTCCAAGAAGAATCCTTCTGGTAAGTACTCCTTGAACGGCCAGGAAGTTTCCTATGACTCCCTGAATGATACTCTTCAGGCTAATCTGAAAGAGATCGCTGGCACTCCACAGCTGTGGCGTGAGAATAAGAACACTGTCTTCTCTCTGATTGAGCAGACTCTTGATACCGTAATGCCCAAGAACGTTCTTGACACTTATGGTATGTGTGCCGATGTAACTACTATTGCTCAGGGTGACACTATGGTGTATCACCGTAAGATTGGTGAGCAGCGTGCAAAGCAGTTCGTAACTCGCGTTGCGCTGGCTGGTCGTTATGAGGCTTTCGAGCTTGCTGACGAGAAATTCACCATCAAGACAACCGCTTACGGCGGAGCTGCTCGTATTGGCTTTGAGGAGTTCCTCGATGGCCGCGTGCAGTGGTCTGATTATCTCGACATCATCAATGAGGGTATGTCCGAGGCAGTCTATAAGGAGATTGCTAAGGCTCTCGTTGCTGCTATCGAGGCTTTCCCCGCTACCAACAAGGTAAGCGCAGCAAACTTCGATGAGGCTCAGTTCGACCGTCTGCTCCAGACTATTGCTATTTATGGTACTCCTACCATTTATTGCACTCTGGAAGCTGCTATGACTCTGCTGCCCTCTGACAACTGGATTTCCGAGTCCATGAAGGACGAGCGTTGGAACAACGGTTACTTCACTCGTTATAAGGGCTTCCCCGTAGTGGTTCTGCCCCAGTCCTTCACCGATGAGACCAATGCCACTAAGGTCATTGATCCTTCCTATATCTATATCTTCCCAACCAACAACCAGAAGCCCGTCAAGATCGTGTTCGAGGGCCAGACTCACGTCAAGGAGTTTGAGAACCGCGATTGGTCTACCGAGCTGCAGACCTACCAGAAGTTCGGTGTTGGTATCATCACCACTAACAATCTGGCTGTGTTCCGTAACAAGGGCCTTGTTATTGATAACGTTCCCGGCAATTGGGACTAATCAGTAACGATTGATTTTGAGATAAAGGAGAAATAACATGAAAGTAATCAATCGAAGCGATGGAAATGTGGTCTACTCTCTCCCCGAATTGAATATTCGTAGAGTGTTCGTTCCAGGAGAGAGTAAAGACCTTTCTGAACAAGAGCTAAATGCTCTCTGGCAAATCGACGGCGGCGCTTCTCTTCTTCGTAATGAGCTTATGGTTCAGGATGAGGAATGGGTAAATAAGATGATGCCGTATGCCCCTATCGAGTATTTCTGGCTCGTCGACGACGTTGATAAGTGTGTTCTTGAAGATAGCCTTGAGCTGTTTAAAGAGACACTTGAATACGCGCCAACAGGAGTTATTGATCTCATTAAGGCTCGCGCTTGGCAGTTGCCAATGACCGATCTTAATAAGATGGAGGCTCTCAAGCAGAAAACAGGTTTTGATACGCTCAAAGCTATTGAGGTTATGAAAAAGCCAGAAGGCACAGCTCCCACCGCTCAGAAACCAAAGGAGAGACTCCGTAAGAGGGAGGGTTAATGTGACTTCTCTTAACGAGGTATATGATGCGTTTTTCGCGTTAATTACCGACGATATGTATATGGAAATTACAGAGGAGGAGACACGGGCCGATTGTCGAGAGCTTCTCGAGGCTTCTCTTCCTTTGTTTGAATTTCCAGATAAGCCGATTGATATTGTAGGAGATTCCTTCAACGTAGACCTTTCTCGCGAAGAACGTAATATTCTCGCGTATGGTATGCTTCAGATTTGGCTTCAGCGCCAAATCACTTCTATTGATGTAGTTCGATAGAAGTTCTCAGGTACTGACTTCAAGCTGACCAGCCAGGCCTCTCATCTCCAACGTCTCATGACGCTTATGACGAACACCAAAAATGAGCATAGGCGCCTGCAGATGTTACACTCTCGTCGTAGAGTGGGGCCAACAGGCAACTATGAGTCAACATTTGATTTGTTGGCAAAAAGAATGCACTGAGAAAAAGGAGATGTAGTATGGCGAAACAGTTTAAGTTTGGCCCCGATGCTTGGAAGTATAACAATACCCGTTTGACAAATCAGATCTTTAAGCTCCTACCTATGTATGAGAATGAAGAAGATTGGTAGTCTCAGCGCCGCACGGTAGTTGATGAGCTGCACGGGTACAACAAGATGTTTGAGGAAAATCCTCATTTCATGGTATTGATTGCCAAATTGATGGCGCTTGACTACGCGGACGATAAGATGATCTTCCGTAAGCGCATCTTTGAAGCAATCTCTGAATTGAAAACAATTCAAATTTAAGGAGCGGTAGCATGAGCTATGAAGGCATGAAACGCCGCCTCAACTACTATGGTGGAGCACCACAGTAGGACCGCATGATTAGAGATAAACTCTGGTCAATGCTTTCTGCTACTAAATACTCCTATCAGGCGGCGAAATTCACGAAGTATCCTGGGATGGATAAGCAGACAGTTGGCTTATTCAATCCAGTTACTTAGAATATGGACTACGATACGAAACTGTTATCAGTTCCGTTCGATGCCCAATACTCCGTCGGCGATGTATTTCGATGGGACAATACCGGTACTTACTGGATTTGTTACGCACGAGATTTAACTGAACTTGCCTACTTTAGAGGTCAATGTCGCCGCTGTGATTATAAAGTTCAGTGGGTAGACGGCGATCGTGAAGTACAAGAGACGCTCATCTCTGTGGTTGGCCCTTCCAATCCAGATTTCACGTCTACGAATACGACATTTGGTTCTGCCGATTTACCAAATGCAAACCTCGTTGTATTGGCTACGGCCAATCAACAAAACAGGGCGTATTTCAATCAATATCAAAAGTTCTTACTGAAGAGCTTTACCTATAAGGTAGATTAGATTGACGACATTTCAATGCCGGGCGTCCTGCAAATGAACTGCTCCAGGTACTATACCAACTTGGTAGAGGACGATGTTGAAACGAACATTATGAATACCTGGAATGTACAACCCGTCATTCCTGAATATCCGACAGAATACGGTATTGAAGGTCCGCTCGTCATTAAGCCTCGATTTAGAGTGGAGTTCAAAGCAATTGTCGCCGGCGGTAAATGGATTATTATAGAGAATGAAGGCGTTAGACCTCATGATTAGATCCCTGCGAAATTTCAAGAAACAGATGATATTTATGCACAATCAATTCATGTTTATTGGGATTCGATGATGTCGGGCGCTTTTACCATTGGATATTAGATGCCAAATGGAACTCTATACCAGAAACACGTCTAGGTTGAATCATTGATGTAACGAGAAGGAGGAATAAGATGCCACTACTGCGATCACAAAGTGAGAAATCCATGTTGGGACGTTATTCATCATTCGCTTCGGTTGAAAACACGCTCTCACTGGTAGTGGATAGGTTATTAAAGAATGAGCGCTTGAAGCGCTTGCTTTATTACACCGACAAACACGCTTTGGAGCTGCCAAAGTTAAATCAAGAACAGGCGTATTCATTGCTCAATAATCAGATCAGAATTGTCCCTAAACTGACTATTGACCATGATGCCAAGCCCTATGTGATTATCACACTGGATAATTTCGTGCCTATGGAAGATCAAACCACGTTTAGGTCTTTCCAACTTGGATTTGATATTCTTGTGCCGTATGAGTTCTGGTTATTGGATAATTTCAAGTTGCGCCCCTACTGCATTGCCGGCGAGATTGACGGCATGATTAACAATGATTTTGTCATTGGCACTCAGGTGGCTGACTTTATGGGCGCTAAGCAGCTCATTATTAACGAAGCACAGGGAGGCCTTTCGTTGTATTACAATGTCGAAACCTATAAGGACGACAAAAAGTTGCATCCTAAGGAAGGACCCACTCCTGTCTTTTGATTGATTTTAACATTGACGAGTTAATGCTCGTCACTGGTATTGATATTCCAGTTGAGGCTTTCGGAATAACAATACATCAACCAAGAGTGCGAGAAATCGCAATGCTTGGTGAGCAGAACTACTTTATTGCTCTGTCGATATTTCGAATGAATAAAAAGTAGCTTCACATAGAATCACCCGATGTAACAAATTGGATGATTTTTAACGAATCATTGACCCAAAAGATGGAAGGCATCAAAGATGTCCGGGCGCTTTTGAGTAATTTTCTTCAGTTGTTTTTTATGACTAAGATCAATATTGGTCCGCGATCCTTAATCATTTAGAATAAGGATTAGCTAATCAACATTGAGCCAGAACAATTCGATGACTTTTAGGAGTTAATCGGAATTGTTGGAGGTGCTTCTTTATTGAGTGGTTCAAAAGAGGAGTTTAATCCAGCAAACAAGCTGGCGGCGGAAATCGCTGAAAAGATGAAAAAAGCGCGAGCGAGGCTCGCTGCATTATAGCCTTAGGCTAAGTCGAAAGGCTTTCTGGCTAGATACATACGAGCTGTCGCAATCGCAACGGCAAACTCGCTATCGGACGTCACTGAGATGACTATTTTATAGTTAAACTCTTTGATGCAAACCTATTTAGCATGGGAGGCGTATGATCTCGATGTCAAGAGCCGTTTGGCTGGCGCAAAGAACGACAATAAACTCGTTCACTGGATGATGCGCGACCCAGAGAACGACGATGATTCGATTGGAACTCTTGAAGGTTAAACACTCTTATGAGATGTTTTAATACCTTGATTAAAAGGCAAAATCTTTTAATAGGAGGAATATTGCTATATGAAATGGGCAATTCGTGAAGCCATTGACGTCTATTTCAAGGCTAAGTCCGTGTTCCAGCTTGGTGCAAAGACTTTCCGTGCTGGCGAGCCTGTACTTATCTTTGATACAGTCAAGACTTCTACTCTTGAGGTTGCCGCTGAGGTCTCCTATGTAACTGGTGGCCGTGGCAATGCTCGTCTGCTCTCCTATGAGGGCGATAAGACCCTGACCTTCAACTTTGAGGATGCTCTGCTGTCCAATGAGGGTCTGGCAATTCTTTCCGGTGCAGATCTGATTCCTGCCCGTAACAAGCATCTTCCTGGCGCTCATCCCGACGCTCGTAGCGTGATTGCTCACTATACTGAGAAGTATTCTGTTGCAACCAACAATATGCGTGACGAGGATCAGACCAAGAACGTATACGATGATGACACTTCCCTGTATCCCGCTGGTGGTCCTGATGATCCCGATGGTGGTCAGGGCGTTGGCAAGTATGCTCCTCGCGGCGGCGTTGACAACGTATGGCTGACTCGTAAGCCTTATGTTGGTCAGAATGCTAGCATCTATGTGATGCTGCTCGATGACGCTGGCGAGATTTCCGGTATGCCTGTCCAGATCAATCTGGAAACTGATGATAGTGCTGAGGGTGCTGATAAGTACGCTTACCTGCGTAAATTCCACACTCAGAACGAGTTCATCGCCTTTGACCTTTACAATAAGCCTATGTCTACTGCAGAGTATCCCAATCCTGATACTATTGAGGAGGCAGCTATCTTTGACGACCAGGTAGCCTACTATGTAGACTATGAGTCTTGCGTACGTAACTGGGTTACTGCTTGGGGCGAGAAGACTGATTACCGTCGTGTAATTACCGCTCCTAACTACGGCGAGACCTGGGGCGGCACTATGCAGGAGCAGGATGATGGCACTATGTCCCTCAAGGACTTTGGCTGCTATGCTTATCTGCTGGCTCCTTCCGGTGGTATTGCTCAGCCTAAGGCTTACAAGGAAGGCTCCGACTTCGTTTACAAGGTAAACGTTCCTTCCATTCTGTATCAGGACATCGTGCTGCTTGACTACTATGTTGAGTACACCCACGATGCAACTCAGGTTTCCATCCTGCCCGACAAGTTCGGTCCTTATATGTACGTCGAGGGTTCTTCCCTTGTTCGTCGTGCCTCCGATGGTGTGGACCTGCCTGTTGAGTTCGTGATTCCTAAGTTCAAGATCACAACTGCTCTGACCTTCACCCTCGCCGCAACTGGTGATCCTTCTACCTTCACCTTCTCCGGCGACGCTTATCCTGACTTCAGCAAGTTCGACCTTACCCGTAAGGTTCTGGCTGACATTCAGATTCTTGACGCTGACGATAACTACGACGGTGCTTCTTCCGGTATTGCTACCGCTGATCCTACCTCCTATCGCCGCTTCAAGTACAACAACGACTCCAACGGCGAGTACATCTGGAAGGATCGTTCCCTCGAGCCTCACCAGAATATGGACTACTCCGATACTGGCAACTGGCCTGATAAGCAGTACAATCAGGATGCTGGCGGACCTGCAACCCTCACTCCTGGTAGCGGCCTAATTGATCAGGAAAACCCTAAGATTGACGTCGACCTGAATGACTTAGGAACTAAAGTGTCTGACGTCATCGCCAACGCTCCCGCTGGTTCCACTCTTAAGTTCAATGAGGGCATCATCAGTGAGCGCCTGGTAATTGATAAGAACCTCACCCTCGAAGGTACTACCGAAGATGGTAAGGAGACTATCCTCCAGGGCGGAGCACAGTTGGCGGCAAACGGCGAGCCTGTCCGTCTGACCATTAAGAATATGACTCTGGTACCCGATGCCAATACTCCTATTGGTGTGACAAGTCAGAATCAGACTTCTGTTGATCAGCGCGACGCTACCGTAATTATTGAGAACTCCACAATTCGCGATTTTACTAGTAAGGCCGTTTATGTAACTGACGCTAAAACTACAGCCATTTGCAAGACTACTTTTGAGAATTGTGCTACCGGCACTGATACTGGTACCGTGGGCGATTACACCGTTGACTTCAACCTGGTTGGAGTTCAGGGTGCTAACATCGACCTTGATACCGTAATTTTCAAGGGTATGAATGGCCATAAGGCCTCTGTCAAGGTCACTCAGCGTGGTGGTCCTTCCGATAAGGGCGCTGGTGATATCCCCATGGATATTCCTCAGGCTACTATCGCTAACTTCACCATGAGCAACTGCGACTTCCAGACCGACGGTCAGGGTACTCCTGTTGATCTCCGTATCGGTACTGACCATAAGACTCCTGCCGAGCCCGAGCTGAAGAATACTACTGGCGACTTCCCCGTGATGATTTCCGGTAATAAGACTCCTGTTCGTGTGCAGAACCCCTATAAGGGCAATGAAGATGTTGTGACTGTTCCCGCTGGTGCTACCGGTTATAAGAACGCTAAGTCCGACTTCGTTGTGGTTGGAGCCGCAACTCCCGTAACTCCTATCTCCATCAATGCCGCTGGCTATGATGATATTTACTGCGCTTTCCGCGCCGCTAAGGCTGGCGATGTTGTTGTTCTGAACGAAGACATCGCTATCTCCGATGACGATGTAAATATCGCTGGCGATTCCATGGTTGCTGCTATGATCCCTGCTGGTGTTACTCTCGATGGTAACGGCCACAAGATCACTGTTGGCACAATCACTGGCAAGCATATCCTCGGCGTGAATGGTGAGAATGTCACCATCAAGAATGTAACTATCGAAGGCACTACCGGCGCCAAGTCCGGCGTGGTTGTCAGCGGCGTTTCCGCTAAGCTGACTGCTACAAATGTCACTATCAATAACTGCGCTAACTGCGGTATCCAGGTAACCAATGGCGGTCAGGTTATCCTTGATAACTACAAGTCCAATGGCAACACTTGGGGTTCCGTAAACTGCGATAAGGGTACTGGTGGTGCAACTCCTCGTGTAACCTTCAACTCTGGCGCTATGGCCGAGAATGTTGAGATTTACACCGAGCTTGTTGACATTCAGTGCGTAACCGCTCCTTCCCTCACTGAGGTAATCGGAGTTGGTGATACTCTGAAGGGCTTCAAGTATTACACCTCTGACATGGCTCGTCTGGGCGTGGCTGCCGTTGTTGTCGATGGCAAGACCACTGTCTATGAGGACATGGTTAAGGCTAAGGAGGCCGCTGATGAGGCCGGCGTTGACGTCGTAATCCTCTAGTCTCACGCTTCTCCTTAAAATAAGAAAAGACCCCTCCGGGAAACCGGAGGGGTTCTTTTTTTATGCCTATTTTTACTCAAATACCACGAGTGCGGCATCGTAGGGCATGAGATAGAGAAGCTCGGCATCAGAATTTCTGGTGCGAATCCAAATCTCAATGCAGGAAGCGCCGTCCTCGGTATTGAAATCCATAGAGATGAGATCGCCGATGTCCTTAATCAAATCAACCAACTGGTTGAAAGTGGAAGGATTGGTGGCCATTCCATCGGGAGTCTTGATGAGAGTTACATAATGAATATCGCGGCCGTACAACAGATAATAGGTATTGGGAGGGCAATCCTCGTTAAACCATGCTACTACACGGTCGGCAAGATTCTCAGGGTCTTTCTCCAGGTCGTACAGAGGCTCCTTAGACACGATGCTCTTATTCATGTCATAAATAGTCATATTGGTGGACACACTGGCAGTTTCATCAAGTGCCTTAATGGTCACTTTCTTACCGTTCAGCGCTGCAACCACATATGCCTTCTTATCCATCTCTACCCAGAAGATTTGGCCAGGCTTCAAGTCAGGTAGACCGCGGATAGTATTCTTGCTGGGAACATCTCCACGATACCCTGGCAGTTTCTTAATCGCCTCTTTGATGCGATTAGTTTTCTCTTCTTTCTGGTTCAAAGCCGCCAAATCATGCTTTGTCTTGGCGGTGGCAAAGTCAACTACTTTGTCCATTAACCTTCCTCCTTTACTAAATCTACATTATAAATATCGTCATCAAAGGGACGAATTTCAATCGACTTTCCATTAAGGAAAATCAGGAACTTATTGTCTTTCATGTTGTCGGATTTTACTACGCCCCAGGAGCAATCTTGAGCGCGGCATCCATAAAGACGATTGATAAGAGTAATGAACTTATCTACATCACTTAACGGCCCATATTTGACGATATGCTGCTCACAATCTTCTGGCGACCATACCTCATAGAAGTCATTCCAGCAGAGATTCAGCCATTCAATAAACTCTTGTCTCACTTAGGCATGACCTCCAGATAATGATTGATATACCAAATCGCTTTCTCAAGGTCCTGCCGAGTCTTAGCAGGATCTTTCTTTCCTGCGCGACAGATGTATTTAACCGCATTGCCAAGACAGAAACCGCGAATACCATCAGGACCAAGCTGGTCTTCGATAATATCAATGACCTCATACTTCCCACTGGTATAGTGGGAAGGATGATTTACAGGGTCATCGTTGGGTATTGTCAGAAGGGCGTGGTCAATATACTCCTCGCCAGGCTCAATGGGAAGCCCATCCTTGTCATAGTAGTTAGAAGAAGTTCCATTAGTCGTCATTTTCGTTGCTATCCTCCAATGTTCCAGATTTTCTTTCCTTCTGGACTTCAAACTTACCAGTAGGAAGAATCTTCGTAATCTTATATGCTGTGTGGCGCATAGGACTATTCTTATAGGTCTTAGCAACGAAAATATCGTCTTGACGCATACCGTGAATAATCAGAGCAACGCCACGATTCAACCAACTCTTTTCAACTACTTTCTTCTTGCCATCTACTACTTTTGAAACCTGCTTATCGTAAGATGCGAATTGCTGCTTACGGAATTTTACTTCAACAGGACCAGTAGCAGTCAACAAAGTAATTGAACTGTGGAGTTTGTCTTTTGCAATGGCATAGCCGGCAATCATTGTCAGCTTATAGATGGGAACTACTCGGCCGCTCGGCACTTTATACAGACTACCAACTTCAGGTTCAGTCGGTAGATCATCAAAGTTAGAGATGTTATTGATATGAACCATAGGGTGCTCCTGGAAACAGAGGCCCATAGTCTCAATCTCCCATTCGGCGTAACCTTGCTCCTTATTGAAATACTTATCCAGCCAATCAGAGATTTGCTTATCATTGACGGCTTTAAGCATTTCTTCTTGATGCTCTTTAAGATAATTCTTAATATGGAGCATCCAACTATCGAAATAAGACTTCCAGTAAAGAGTGGGGAAATGGTTCTCTTCCTCAATACAACCTGTATCATATTCGATTTCATTAAGAAAATCAAGACAGGTTTTATTGATTGGGTAATAGTCAATTTTTTCGCCGAGTCTTTTCTGTTCTGCCACTTTCAACTGATTCATATAATGGGTGAAGTTGAAAATTCTTTGAGAGAACTTTAACTCCTTAGTATCTTGTGGCCAAAGGCCAAGTCTACTAATCATAAGTAGATTCTGACCATTCAGTCGGCTCTTCGTGTCAGCTTTAATCTCCGCTAATTCCTTGATTATATCTGATCTCAGACCAAATCTGTCGAATGCTCCGGCCTTTACAAGTGTCACAATTGAAGTGACATCAGCGGCAGTTTTCTCAATGAAATCCTGCAAAGATTCGAATGGGCGAAGCTCGAAAATCTTGGTCATAACCTTATCTTTGAGGCCCTTTACGCCAGCCAAACCATAGTGGATGGTATTGTTTTCACTATCAACAGAGAAATCTGCCTCACTTACATTGATGTCGATAGGAGTAATATTCACTCCTTGACTTACCAATGTAGCAACTGCTTTGGCAATCTTGTTGTAGTTGGCGCCCTTACCGTCTAACGCTCCGCTTCTCTGAAGGAGACAAGCGCATTGCCAATAAATGGGCGGGAAGAGGATACCACCCATAAGGATACACTGGACGCCGATGATAGAATAAGGAAGAGCATGATTGAGGGAGAAGCCATATCCGAGAGATGGCTGAATTACTACCTTCCATAGATAATCCTTTACCTCCTGAGTACCTTCACATTGAGAGTAGAACAACTCTTTCTGCTTGGTAATCTCATTCATTTTCTTCTTCGCGACAGTCTTACGAAGCGCATCAGCCTGCTTCAATGTGTACTTAGCCAACAACTGGCTCAATACCATGAAACTTTCCTGTGTCGCTGCACATCCGTTGTATCTGTCGAGTTCCTGATGCATGATGTGACGCTGTTCATCGCTCAATCCAGCCTTAACCATTTCCTCTTCAAAAGACTCTGGGTCGTCTTTGATACGACAGAATCTCTCAATCTGATCCTCTTCGCCTTCTTGGGTCATCAGACGAATCAGACCATTGACAGAAGTAAGCTCCGCAAGATTATGAGGATGAGTCGCCAAGATACCTTTACGGCCAGAAGCGGCGTCCCACTGAAATACAGAGAGCACTTCATTGTTATAAAGTTTTGCCCAGATTTCAGGGTTATTAAAGTCAATGGTATTTGGATTGATATACTTACGGAAACACTGTTTGAGTGTCAAATCCTTATCAATCAAACCATCTTTCTTCAACAAATCAAAGCACGCGGCCTGAATATCGAGCGTGGACAACAAAAGGAAATCGTACTTGTAACATCCAGCCTCTTCCACAGTATGAAGGTCCAAGGCGGTGCACATATCGCCGTTCGGCGCACGCATAAGAGAACAATGATTAGTTAAACGGTCTTGGTCGTCAAACAAAATCACGGCAGCAGCGTGCGTGCCCGATCCGACGATTAGACCCTCAATCTTTTTAATAATGTCCAAAAGACCGGGATATTGGTTACACTCCTTGATAAAGCTGTGGTTGACAGAATATCCTGTTGTCTCGTCGCCTTCGAGAGTCTGTTTAAGCGTTGCAACAAAGCCGCGTTTAATCTCAATGAGGCTGGAGAGATAGGTTGAAATATCGCTATCCAGACCATTGGGAAACTCCTCACTTCTGTAACCACGAGCGGCATTGCCGATGGCTGCTTTCAAGGTCAATTTACGATATGTGGCTACCTGGGTCATGCCCAGTTCGCCACGCTCTTTTCTTATTGCGGCAAAAAGTTCAGGACGCTTAGAAGGTTGAAAATCAGTGTCAATATCCAGAGGAGAAGTACGAACTTTGTTAGCGAATCGCCAAAAGTAGAGGCCGTACTGAATAGGATCACACTGAACCACGTCCATAAGATAACAGAGGAGAGAGCCGGAGGCAGAACCTCTGGAGGGACCAACAGCGCAATCAATACTCCAAGCCAGCTCAAGAAAATGCTGCATAGTATTAAAGTACGCGAAAAAGTTGTCGTTGAACGCCTCCGATTGGAACTTGAACGTATCGAACTCTTCCTCAAGCCTTTCCATGTACTCATCATTTATCAGTCCTCGCTCTTTTGCGGTATTCAGACAATAAGTGATGCAATACTTAGTCTGATAATCGTCACTATCTAACGCCCATGCAATAGTAGGATAGTTACGAACAAACTCGACTTCCCAGCCACCGAGCTGGAGTTGAATCTTGGGCAGTTCAACCTTAGGGATACGAGGATCTTGCGCCAAATCATAGAACTCAATCTGGTCGGCGATATGAAGAGTATTCAGAAAACATTTGTCTACAAACTGTGGACGAATATCCATTTTATCCATAAGTTCATAGATTTCTCTTTCGTCCATCATTCTGGCGAAAGTATAATACTCTTTAACTTCGCGATCTTCTTGTTTGCTTCTCAGAAAGGCTTCGAAGACCGGGAAATCCTCTACGTTCTGGTAGTGCGCGTCGGTTGTGATGATGAACTGCGCCCGGCCGTTATAAAAGTCAACAGCGCGTTGATTAAAAAGAGTTTGATCTTTACTATCAGAAGGTTGAAGCTCAATATAAAAATCTTCACTACCAAACTGATTATTGCACCATTCGATGAACTGCTCTGCTTTGTCGTATTCTCCATTGTTAATCAAAGTGGGGAACTCGCCGCCCAGACAAGCAGTAGAAGCAACCACATGACCGCGCGCCCACTCCATAACCTCCTCAATGTCAGATTTAAGAGTAGGTACTCTGCGTTTGCCCCACTTGACAGTTGAACGATACCATGCGCGAGTCGATAATTCAATCAGAGCTTGATAACCAATCTTATCCTTGGCAATCAGCAGGAAGTGATAATATTTCTCTCTCTGCTTATCGTCAGGATCATAGCTATCGACGAGGTAAATCTCGTTGCCAATGGCAAGGACGAAATTATCACCGGCGTCGCGCAGTTTCTTTTGCATACGATTGATTTCAATAACTTCTGAGAGATTATCGTGATTTGTAATGGCAATACCGCGCATACCGAACTCTTTGGCTTTATTCACAAGGTCTTCCAGCTTATTGATGCTGTCCAGACCAGTTGTAATATTGCTGTATTCAGTATGATTATGGCAACCAAAGTACATTCACTCATCTCCTTTTACTTCGTAGATGTGATATTTACGACTTTAAGTCGTTTCTTGGCTCTTGAAAGGCCAGTATAAACGAGCGGCTTATCGAAGCGCTCAAGAACATAACAAACATTGTCATATTCAGAACCCTGACTCTTGTGAGTGGTAATAGCATAGCCATAACCAATATTCACAAAATAGAGCTGAGGAGTTGGGGGAAGATGGTCAACAAGAAGATTTGCTGTGTCTCTATCAATTCTTGTCATCTTTTCGACAAAATCAACGAGAGCATCTTCTTTATTGGTCTTCGACAAACCAATCTTATCAAGGTCAACAATATATTGATCTTTCTGCTCCTCACTCAAAGAAGCATTCTCAATAATTGTATGGGCCATCTTCCAACGCTCTTCAGATGCTTCTCTGAGAGCATTATTGTAGGCAATGTATTGAGCCGCAAATCTCTGCTCCCAGATATTGCCGCTGGACTTTGGCATACGATTTTGCCACTTCACACAAACATAGATTGGGCGCTTACGATTCTTTGCGTGCTCAATCGCATCAAGTAAATCGGCAAAATACATTACATCGCCATTATAGATGCCCAGGGGATTGATATTGTCATACAGAAGAATCTTATCGTGGAGGTCTGGATAACGGTCTCCGCCGATACAGAGATGTTCATTGATTTCTGCGCACAACTTATTGGTATAACAGATAATCTGCCATTCCGGGTCAGTCTCAATCTCAGCTTTAGAGGTTCCGTATGAAATATCTGGAGATTTCTCTGCCCAATACTTGATACGAGAAAGAAGTTGCTGTTTGGATTGAGTGAAATCTCTCAAGTCGCCGCACAGTAAAGCGATGTCGTTATCAGACCGCAATACCTTATGCAGCTGGAGATATGCCAAAGTTTTCAAAACTTTGACACCATAGCCAGAAGTGTAATTCATTTTAGACACATGAAGGTCATGTCTAAAAGAATTAAGGTCATTTGCCACCTCTGATGTATTGACTTCTGGAAGTTGACATTCATCGCCGCAGCCAATGACTCGCGCATTGGTCATCATCCACCATTGAGAGATGAACTGCGGCACCATAGAAAGTTCGTCAACAAACAGAACATCATATGGAAACGCCCTCGGGTCACGCCAAGTATTTGTGAACTTGGTGCTTCCATCGGAAGTTGTGCCTAAGACGCTACTTTTCTTCGTAATCTTCGTCACAGTTTCAATGCAGAGCTTATCTTTGTCAAACTCAAGTTCTTTTTCCTCAATCGCCTGCCAGACTTTATTGCGGAGAACCGAGGTCGCCTTGCCTGTCATTGCGGTAACTGCAACTGCATATCCTTCACTGAGAAGTTGACAGATAAGTTCACAGATTACTGTTGTCTTACCTGTCCCGCCAGAACCAGAGATAATGGTATTATGTCCATTAGGATCGTGAACTTGCTCCAGAACATAATCCATTACTGCTCGCTGTTCGGGTGTAAAAGGGACCAAATTGTATCACCTACCGTATCACTATTTTGCAATTTTAATGCAACTTGCGAGACTCTTTCGTCTTTAACAAAGTTGGTTCTTCTTGGCATCTCGCCCAAATCTTGCGGCTCTTCTGGCCAGAGAGGACGACTTTTATGCGCGGCTTCCAGTAGCGCCAAGAACTTTTCCTTACCTTTATCTACTGGTGCATCTTTATGGTCAAGTGGCACCCCAGTATTTGGAACATCAATAATTCGATAACACTGAAGTCCACCTTCATCTTTTATTTTCGCCGCCATACCGGTTGTTCTCTTATTATAAAGATACCAGTCATGGTCTTCATCACTTTGTTCTTTGTATTGCTTGTCAAAAGCAAAGAAGATTTTTCTTGCGCCACATTCATACAACATATTTATATGGTTGAAGTGGCATCCGAAGGTATGTGAGGCAACACAATTCTTAATGCCCCACTGGTGTGCAAGCATTACCGACTTGGCACCCTCAAATATGATCGCTTCCCCGCTTTCTTTAATGTAAGGAGCAGCAATGTGCAACCCATACAAATTGCGGCTATTAGCGAAACTCCAAGAAGTTTTTTCTTCATTGGCCAGCATCTCCCTATATTTTTCATCTCTTACGAGAGGGACGTATTTTGCTCTTGGAAACCACATCGCGGCCTGAAATGGCGCTCCAGGATAGAGTTTGTAGAAGTCCTTTCGCAACATTCTGAAACTGCGCTCATACAAACCAACTATCTTACTATTGATATTATGATGAGGAAGAATAATGGTTCCATTTCGAGGAAAGTATGCAACATCATATTTCAACATGATGTCAACATCAATTTTATCTTCTGTATGCCATCTCAACTTTCTCATAACATCTGGTGCTTGAGTAAATTGAGTTTCATAAAGTTCATCAATAATATCTTGACGAATTGGCTCAACTGGTTCAATATGCTCAATCTTAAAAGGTCGCTCGGTAAAACCAAAGTCAACACTGATTGGTACACGCCCAGTTAAATCAATTCGCTGTCCGGCGATGTAGTCTTCAATGAACTGCTTAGCAAGTTCTGGATCAGGCAAGTCAAGTGCTCGTTTGACCCAAGTATGAAGCAGCATACCGCCGCTACACTCACTGAAACAGTTGACTTTCAGAGTTGATGGGTCAAATAACGCTGAATAATTTTCACCATGATGGCACAGGCCGATAAGCTGTATTGCACGCTTACCGGCACTGTTAACCCATCGAGGTTGCGCTCTCATATACTCAAAAAAGGAGAAGAAGTCGTCTCCATTGAGTAAAGCAATCTTTTCCTCATATGTCATTGACTTCTTCTCCTTTCAGTTAATTAGAACGCGAGGTCAGGCTCCTTGTCGTCCTTCATGGCTTCGGCCTTCTTCTCCTGGAGGTTGGCCTTGAACTCGTTGTACTGGTCAACGGTAATGTCAGCCTCGTCGCCGAAGGTGTAGGGAGTAGGATTGATGCGAGTCACGCACCAACGCAGGTTGGTAAACTCGCGGTGCTCATCGTCGCCGATGGCGTTGGGGATAGTCACGGAACGGACAACCATAGTCATCTCGCCGCCGACAGATACGAAGTAAGGCATATCCTCGCTTGCCTGGAGGCCCAGGAAGTAATTGATAGCCGCCTCCTTGCGAACATCGAACTCAGCCTCGAGAAGAACTTCGTTGTACTCGTCAACCACATAGCCGTGAACGCGGACATAACGGTCCAGATTGCGCTCGGGGTCGGCCTCAATCTCACGGATGTTGGTCATCAGATAGTCGCAGCTCCAGGTGTTCTGGTAGACCTTCTTGGTATTGGCGTTGATGAAAGTGGCGTTTACGCGCTGAGAACGAGCAGGCTCGGGATCATTGGGATCGGGGTTGCGGGGAGGGAAGTAGCTGATGTCGATGGTGCCCTGGATAGCCAGCCACTCACCGTTATCAGCGCCAACCTGGAACTCACCCTGCTCCATCTTGTCGAGCATGGTATAGTTACCATTGGCCTTACCGGACTTCTTCCACACAGGAGTGGCGAAGACACGAATCTTATCGACGGTAGTACCATTCTCGTCAACAATCAGAGAAATGGTGCCGTTGATGAAATCGTCGCCATTCTTGGTAGTACCACGATTCAGCTCGTAGCCAGCGAGACGACCAGACAGATTTACACGATTAAACTTTTTCATGTTTGAATCTCCTTTTATTCAAGATTTGCTTTCAGAGAGGTATTTACTTCAGCCAACAGCTCTGCCTGATGAGGCTGGAGGGCGCCGACTTTCTTGCCGGGGCCGAGGACAGTTTCGATGATAGCACGAACTCTATCGGCTCCATCTTCGGGATATTTCGCCATCAAATCCTTTGTGAGCTGGTCAAACTCGGTCTTGAGGGCAGGGAAATCAAGGATTCTCTCATCCTCGGTCTGAATGGTTACGCTGGGACCAGTTGCCTCGACAGCCTTGGCTCCCTGCTTTTCGGCGCTCTTCTCAATGGCCGCAACCATGACCTTTTCCAGATTGTCGTAAGAACAATCAATGGAATCAACATCGGGTGTCCAACGGCCGCCGGTTCCTTCAAATCCACCCTTGGGATTGAAGTAAATCTTGTGAGAGAAAGTACCGTCCTTATTACGCTCGCGTTTCAGATAGATAATCTGGTCAACGAACTTTTCGGCAACGCCGTACAAACCAGGACTGAGAGAAGTACCAATGTACTGCTTCTGAGTCTGGAAATCAGTCTTATCCTCGGCATGGACAATATTCAGAAGAATATACCCCTGATTGGCCAATTTCTGGAGCTGAATGCCCAGCTCGTTTCGCATGGCCTTTGTGCCCTTGCCATAATCGGCGTCGGAACCGAAATCCAAAGTGCTCTTATCGGTGGACAACTTCTGGCCCACATACTTATCGAGCAGAAGAATGAGGTTTGTATAGGTGTCGATTACAACGGTGTCAAACTTTTCACGAGCCTGGGGCATACACAGCTGGATTACAGCCTGCTTGAAGTCTGCCCAAGAGCCGATAGGCACCGGAGTAAAACCTGTCAAACCTTCGCCGCCATTCTCGGTCATCAGGAAGATAGGACGAGGAGCCTGAGAGCCGAGGGTGGACTTTCCGGATTTGGACTTTCCGACGACCATGAAAGACTTTGACTTCATGCTTGCGTTAATAGTATCTTTCACAGGAATGTCAAAAATGTTTACCACGGAAACTTAACTCCTTTCTCATTTTCTATAATTATTATACCATAAAAATTTTTTTATGTCAACCAAAATTAAAAGTCATACTTGGTATCAACAACCGCGTAGTCTTTAATTTTCACCTGTGGCGTAGTCTGATAACGGAAGGTATTAAGTTCCGCATCATAACCAATCACAGTGCCGACATAATACTGCTCTGTTTGCCCATCATAAGGCAAGCACAATGAGTCATATTCCTCTGGAGAAGAGGAGAAACTGATTGCAACGCAATCGTGTGGTAACTGAATCTTGAGTGTATTTTTCTTTGGGCCAACCAAAGAGAGAGTGCTCTATGCAATTTTAACATTCGTAATTGCAATAAGTGGCTCTTTAATACCCTGACCCCAATAATTGGAGTAATCTGCAAGTTCTGCGATAATATCGGGGAGTTCGGGATCTTCGGCATCAATAATGAAGTCAACCATATACGCGGTTGAGGTATCAACATCAGCATACTTCTACTCGAAATACTTCTCGAGCGCCTTTACCGCATCTGCTTCAAAGGCAATACCCGCCGCTTGCTGATGCCCACTTGCATATTTGATTAGCTTACTGGCGTTACAGTCATCCTTAAAATGCTCAAAGGCAGGCATATTATTGGGACAACGCAGAGAGCCATAATAAGCACCATCGTCACCGAGGAAGGTCAAAATGCAAGGACGCTGATAGTAGTCAGCCATTGAGCCGGCGACCAATCCAGTAAGAGCACGCCACTCCTTATCAAAGTCGTCGATTGCAAGAAGAATAACTTTCTTCTCATACAGCTTCTCTTCAGAAACCAAATCGTGGATCAAAGCCACAAGTTTATCGACGCGGCGCTTCTGTCTGGACTTACAGTTATTGGCCTATCTTGTCATTTCGACAACCAGGTCAACTTCACCGGTATGGCCACGAGCACCATCCTACACTTTCATTCTCGAATCATCATCGAGAAGTGAACGGAATACCAGCTCTTTTTCTTCCATGCTGCCGATACGGTTTACAGCATTAAAGAGTGGCGCCACATAGAAAGAAACGATATGAGGGGTCAAATCTACATTCTAAATCTTATAGTTGGCGAACTTCGCATACTCAAGATAATAAGAACGCAGATTTTCGGGTTTCAGACCTTCAAATACCAAGAAGCGCGTCTCAGCAGAACGAAGATCCATGACATCGGATACAAGACCGAGCGCCACAATATCGAGATAGTTGTCAGCGCATACAAAAGAAAGCATATCGTCAAACACGCGGCAAAGCTGATATACAACACCTACGCCGCTCAGGTCCTTATTCTTGTACCGAGAGGACTGCTGATTATTAACCACGATTACCTTCTCGCCGTCGCCACGTTCGCTCATGTCGTGGTGGTCAAGCACTACTACATCAATCCCTGCACTGGTGAGGGCCTGATACTGTTTATTATTACCGCTTGCGTCGGGGATAACGAATAGGTCGGGTTTGATAGTGTTCAGCACCTTATCCATAACCTCAGTATCATCAAGACCGTGAATCTTACCTGTGTGCAGAATGTGGATAATCTCTGGAGAACAGTCTACCCAGTCTCCATACTTCTGTTGCATCCGAATGTAATTGATTAAGAGCGCCGCGCTGGTATATCCATCCATATCCACGTCTACGAGAATAGCAATTTTATGATTTGCCTCAACGTGTTCACGGATTTTATTTGCAGCCTCTTTAATATAATCGAGGTCATATGGAGATTGAACATCCTCCCAGCATACATCAAAGAAGCCGTCAATGTCCTATACTCCTCGATTTGCCAGAACCTACTCTACTGGCGAGAGCTTCCTGCCGAACTTTGAAATATCGACGGAAGGAGCGATTTGTCTTATTTCTATTAGAAAGCACTCCTTTCAAGGCCATTCTCACGAATGTAGTGATAGCCAATACAAATGCTGTCTACTACATCTTGAATCACATCGGAGAGGCCATAATAATTCTCAACAAACTTACGAGCACCGGCCTTGCGCTCATCTCTGGAACGCTTATGGATGCCACAAGTGTTTTGCCAAGAGGAGGGGGAGATAATCTCCACTTTCTTTCTATGGGCGGCAATTACTTCAAGAAGTACGCCTTGCACTTGACAAAGAGTTTGCATTGTCTTCCAGTTATTCTCTGGACCGCCGCGCTTATCTTCTTCGCCACCGACAGGATTTTCAATGAGAATCATATCGGGATTAAATTCCTTAATCAAGTCCTCAAATTGCTTTCGAAGACTATGGAGGCGTTGGCCGCCGCGCAAAGTCTTTGGCGACGGCTCAACAGTACCCCATTTAACCGGAACTTCATCTTCCCAATATGACCAGCCGCTTACATTGGCTGCTTGGTCAAAGGAAAGGATTTTCACAGTTTTTCAATGTCCTCCTTGTATTGTTCATACAAGTCATCAAAGAACAAAGGAATGTTCTCATGGAAAAGAGCAAGTGTCAAAAGAGCAACCTCTCTCATATCTGGATGTGCGGCGGACGCACAGCGAAGGGCGAAGAAATGACGCCACTCACGGATATTAGTGGTCATCACAATCTCTGTTTTCAACGAATTTGGAAGAACGGCACGGGCCTGCTGAGGGGTGCATCCATTGGCAAGTAAAGCCATGTATTTGTCCTCAGCTGAATGCATGGCGTCGAGCCAAACATCATACGCAGGAGTTCCGCTTGGAATGGTAGAAGGTCTAATGACAGCGATTCCGCCACCAAACTTATCAGTCCCATAGTTGCAGTATCTTGTTGATTCCTGACTATAAGAGGCGATACGATGCCGTACAATTTCGTGGGTGACCCCTCTATCAGTAGTAATCCGTACCGTGATTGAGGAGTGTTCAATAACTGATTCGTGGCCTCTTTTAATAATTCCTCTGATAAATTTGTTATAGGAATCCTCCGTGATCTTATCCTCACTCTTGTAGCAAGTGCGGCCAGCCTCTTCAATGAGCTATGCCATTGCTACGCCGTCGAGATTCTTATTCAGAATCTCTACACTGGGTTCAAGTACAACCATTAGTCATCATCCTCCTCTGTTGGCCACTGGCCGGCAAAGTCAACCTGAGTAGTTACCTTCAGGTTCTCGTCAACAACCTGCCCCTTTGACTTCTTCTGCTTGACCTCAATAATCTTCTTAGTGAGGTCTCCCTCCTTTGCGGCTTCGTCGATAATCTCCTGAGCCTCTTTCTCAGTATCGACTCGCCAAATCTCAGTTCTGCGCATCAAAACTTTGCTCATTGTATTACTCCTTCAAAATTCCAAGTTCTTTCGCCTCGTCATGACGGATATACCAATCAGAATTTTGCTCAAACTTATGGTTCAAGAAATCCAGATCCATATTCGTCTCCTCGGCAATCAGTTCTTTCATACGGGTGACTTCAATGTCATACTGCGCCATTGCCGCCTTACTTTCACGATATGTGCCGCCCTGCAGAGCAGAACCTTCGTGAGCACAGAACACAGCGTTGGGGCGCATAAAGCGTTTCTGGCCGCCAAGATAAATCAGGAAAGCGGCGCTATGGCAAATACCCTCGTTATAGGTATAAACCGGAATTTTGCTGTTCTTAATAACATCATAGAGAGCAAACATCACATATAGATGACCGCCGGGGCACATAATATGAATCTTGATAGGAGTCATATCGTCAGCCTCATGCTCATTCAAATACATAATGTATTGCATCAACCACGCAGTATTGTCCCAAGTAATCTCGTTCTCGTCCAGCCAGAAATCGCGGTTGGCGATTTGATGCCAGAGGAGGACTTCTTCAGGCTGAGGCAACTCTTTACGGAAGTTACCGCCAAGGAACTAAATCTGAATGTTATCAATTCCCATATCCATAGTTTTTACCTCCTGGTATTAAAGTTTTGTGTAGTGACCATTCTCCATTTTCAGCAAGCGTTGGTTTCCAGACCCTCTCCAAAGATGCTCACCGGGCTTTTGAGCTTCTACAAAAGGCCCATCCACTATCACATTTACTGTATTTATTATATCATAAAAATTTTTTTCTGTCAAGGGGTCACTATGACGGTTCATCAAGTCTTCCATTGTATACCCAGTCCATACCCAAATATCACAATCTGGGAGAGATTCACGCACTCTCAATAAGAGATATGCAAGACCGGGGATGTTCTCATCAGCCAGAGGCTCTCCCCCAAGAATGGAAAGTCCACGCTTGATACCGTCAACTTTAAGGAGGGCAATAACTTTGTCAATTAAATGTTCGGAAAGAGTAGTTCCGACATGAAAATCCTATAATTCAGGATTATGGCAACCTGGGCAATGTATTGGACAGCCGGAGACGAACACTGTGGTTCGTACTCCGGGTCCATTTGCCAGGTCGTTATTTACGATCTTGGCAATTCTCATGTAAGGTCAACTTCCTTTCCATGAGTGTGTTTCACACGATCTCTTACTTCTGCTTGCTTGCCAGCATTGAAAGCGCGGCGATAGTCAGAAGTAATATAACCTGTTACGCGGCGAAGTCTATTAATTGCCTCGTCTGGCGCTCCACATTCGGGGCATCCGCCAGCAGGGATTTCACCGGAGTATCCGCATACAGTGCACTCATCGAGAGGGAAGTTAAAAGCAAAGTATGGGATGTCGTTATCCATAGCGAAGTTAATGACTTGCTCCACCGCGTCAAGATTGTGAACAGCAGTTGTATCAAACTCTACATAAACGATATTACCTCCAGTGGCAAGTTTAGAGAACTTAGCCTCTTCCTTCAGTTTATCGAATACGTCGATGTCATACCAAACAGGAACATGGATAGAATTTGTAACATACTCATGGTCAGTTACATTCTTCAGCTCCTTACCCCAACGCTGCTGTAACTTAGTCATTGCAGTATAGCAAAGGTTCTCAGCAGGAGTATGGTATGCAGCGAAGTTCAGCTTATTACGCTCGGTGCACTCTGCGGCGTAAGCATTGAGCTTCTTCTCCATCTTCATGAGGAACTCTTCGGCTTCTTTGGACTCGCCATGATGCTTGCCAAATAAAGCACAAAGGGTTTCAGCCCAACCAAGGACGCCGATAACGAGAGTGCCATGCTTCAATACCTCATAAACAGAAGCTTCGTCATCATAGTCGTATGTGCCCTTCCAAACATGATTGACATACATCTCATATGCAACCTTCATCTTCTGCTTAAACATGATATTGGCACGAATAAGCAGAGACTCTTCGGCCTTTTTCAGAAGATAATCGAAAGCGTGCTCAAAGCCCTCAAGGTCAGGCTTATCGCGCTTACCTGTCACAATACCATACTTGATACCAAGTTCAACAGGGATAATTGTCACAGGAGCCAGATTACCACGGCCAATACGGTTATAGGGATCGCCCTCACTGTAAATGTCGCGGCCCATCTGAGTACGACAACCCATAGCAGTCAGCTCGGTATCAGGATCATTTGGATTCTCATGGCAAACAGAAGAATCGCAGTTGACAAAGTTGGGGGTCAGGCGACGAGCGGCACACTCAATGGCCAAACGATAAAGGTCATAGTTGGGATCAGTGGGCTTCTTATTCACACCGTTCTTTACCTGGAAGCAAAGAATGGGGAAAGGAGGAGTCTGATGGTGAGGTCCAACGCCCTCAATCATAGCTTCAAGAATACCACGGGAAACCATGCGGCCGTCCTCAGATGTATCCAGACCAAGGTTCAGAGAGCTGAATGGTAGCTGGGCACCAGGACGAGATTGCAGAGTGGCAAGGTTATGAATGAGAGCCTCGCATCCCTGATGTACTTCATCCTCCAGGTCTTTCTTTACAAGAGCATCTGCCTGTTCTTTTGTAAGGCCAATATTCTGGTATTTCTTAATCAGCTTCTGGCGGCTCATATCAACAAAGCGAGCCAAGTCGCGGTCAATATGACCAGAAGCAATACCGCCGAACTGATGCTGGCTAAGTACCTGGAAGATTACGGCAACCTGCTGACAAGCAGATGCAAAACGAGAGGGTGGACGCAGAGTAGCCTGACGAGTTTGGAAACCGTGCTCCCAGATGTAATCAAAATACACTGTCAGGCAGTTATGCTGGCCGATGGCAAAACGAGAAAGGTCATGCTGGTAAAGAATTGTCTTATTATGAAGATCGGCAATCTCCTTTGGCATAAACTCATCAAGCGCTGTCTCCTTCCATAGCGCCTCGTTTGCCTCATACATACGGCCAGTAAAGGAGTTTTCATCGAGATTAGCGTTTGCTCTGGAGTTGGCCTCATCAGGAGTGAGGGCACGAGAGCGAATCATGTTTGCGTAACGATTTGCTTTGTCACGCTCTTGCTTACGCTTCTCACGGAACAAGATAAAAGCCTTAGCTGTCTCGGGAGCTTCCGCGATGGCGTACAAGTCGATTTCAATGAGGTCTTGAATCTGCTCAATATCGATCTTGTCTTCCCCAGTAGCCTTTAACATCTGCTCAATGTCATCAGCGATGGCGTGAGCCTCATAGTCAAAGTTCTCCTGGTCAGTTGCGATGGCGGCTTTCATTACGGCTTTATAAATCTTATCCTTATCAAATTCCTCTAAAGACTTATTGCGTTTAATTACTTGCATTTATTTTCTGTCCTTTCTTAAAGATATTTGTCCTTTTAGTCACATCCTTAATAAAGGATAAATGGCAGCGGGTCTGGGATTCGAACCCAGACAACCCCTTCAGAGGGAATAACGGTTTTAGAGACCGGCGTCCTACCATTAGACGAACCCGCTATATGGCGGGGGAGGTGGGAATCGAACCCACTCCTATGGTTTTAGAGACCACAGCGCTAGCCGTTACGCTACTCCCCAATATTATGGTGCTCCGAACGGGAATTGAACCCGTAATCCCTTTCGGGCGGCAGATTTTAAGTCTGCTGTGTATGCCAGTTCCACCACCGGAGCAAATAGAAAGGCGATTAAGGCTCGCCTTGGGCCTGTTCAGAAAGCCAAGTAAGATAGTTCTTACCTCGTTCTGTAATTTTGATGATGTTGTAATCCTTCTTTTGTAATCGCGTTAGCTTAGCTTCACGAATTACAAGCCCATGCCGCACAAGACTTTTTGTCACAGCCGCATCAACTTGTTTTGTTGACAAGCCAAGCCCTTCCGCAAGTTCTGAAGCCCTTTCGCCGTCATGGTCGGCGATATATCGAAGGATTTGTAAAGAGAGGGGCTTCAATGTAATCCAATGAAAGGTCATGGGCATCAGCCTCCAATCTTGGTATTGAATCCATAGACAGTGCTGTTATAGAACTCAATCCAGTAGCGTTCCCTTTCATCTAACTTGCTTTTTGGGCAAATTTCAAGAACTTCAAAAGTAAAGTTCTCAGGACCTTCTTTGTGCATAGTGCGATAGAACTTATTGGTCATATAACCAGTAGTTCCAATCCCCAAAGCGCACTTCATGTGCTCTTTCCAACGAGAGCCAATGTCAAGCGCCTAACCGATATAACAGCGACCGTCTTGAGCGGTAATTTTGTAGATACCAGTAATCTTATCAGCGCCCAATTCTTTGCAGAGTTTTTGGAGGGGCTTCTGATAGTATTCTGTCCACACAAGTTTGCAGAAAGCCTCAAATCTACTCAACTACGGAGCAAAATCCATAATCTTTGTGATGTCGGCTTTCTCGCCTTCTGTTAGATTAACAGAATGAGTGGTAAAGAACTCTTCTTGCTGCTCTTTTTGAAGAGCCTGCTCTTGCTGGATTCGAAGAGTTTCTTTTGCCTGCCTAATCTCAGAATTAAGTTGATTGAGTTCGTCTTTCAGTAGCTGAGCAGGATGAGTCTTTTGGATCTCCTAAAACTCTTTTGCTAACTAATTTTCAAACTCTGTGCGGCGTGCCTCTCTTTCGGCCGCCAAATCCTTTGTCGCCTAAAGTTCTACTTCACGCCGCTAATCCTGAGCCTGACTTATTTGATAGTTAAGAACATCAAGCTTCGCGGCGGCTTCACCTACTTTACCGCTCATTTCCTCAAAAGCTGCCGCGGCCTCTGAAGTCTTAGCAGATAACTTAACCCACTAATCTTCAAGAGTTGCGTTCTTTTTCTACAAATTTTCAGTTTCTTCCAGAATTACTGTTCGCGCTTCGTAAGTAAGTACCTTTCCTTTTAAGAAAGCATTCTTACTTGCAAGTAGAACAATGAGGGCGACACAAACAATTAGTGCGATTACCAAGGCAATAATCATTTTGTGCCTCCTTTCATCTTCTACTTATATTATACCATAAAAATTTTTTTATTGCAAGCGAAACGAACAGCTGTTACCGAATTTGGGGCAATCCTTCATGGCTGTCGCTCAACTCTACATCTTGTACCAGCAACTTTTTGGATACCAATTTCTTACCCCTTGTGCTCGCGCCGGTAAGGATATAAGATTGGTGAACGGCGATCTTGCCCATATCGGTTTCGAGAATTGCGAACTGTGAAGTCTCAATCTCTCGTCTGGGATAAACGGCGATGACTTTTTCGTCATCATTCAACTTAATGAGGTCACTCCATCTGCCGCGGCCCAATACGAACTGATTGGACTTTCGAGTAAAGCCGCGGAACTGGTTAGTAATGATAACTACTTCATCACCAGGAATGATGAGAGAGCTATACATAATATCCACGGCAATAGTCTGGGGATCTTCGGTAGTTACTGTCATGTATTCCTGGCCGCCGCCAAAAATCATAAACTCCTTGTCAGACACCTCACCGTCTTGCTGACTCTCAAACTCGTCTCCATGATAAATCTGAGTACGGCGTTTATCGCCATACTTATCAGCGACTTCCATATACCGCTCTTTCAGATGGGTATTGAACACTTCTTCATCAGACAGAATCTTATTGATATAATCCTGGTCAATCAGATTCTGCTCCAGTTCCCCTTCGAGCTTCGTAATGTCGATTTTAGTCAACATATGCAGCTTCATATCGACAATCGCCGTTGCCTGAAGTTCGGTGAACTCAAAGTGAGAAATCAAATTCTTAATGGCATCGGCACGAGAAGTAGACTCTTCTTTGATGACATAAATAACGTCATCAATGATAGAGTGGGCACGGATTAGACCGCGGATAATCTCTTCACGAGATTTCAGTGCATCGAGCTGATTCTCAAATTGAAGTCTGTAAACTTTCTTGGCATGGTCAATATGAGCCAGGAGCGCTTCCTTAAAGGTGAAAAGACGAGGCTTCTTGCCGTTGTCCAGCATGATAAGTTTGATGGTGAAATGCTTTTGAACAGAAGTGTTCTTATAGAGCCACTTCTCACACTCATCTAACTTATCCGTATAAATACGAATCTGGACCTTGGTTTTGGTTAGGTCTTTGAAGTCCTTGAAGGGCGGCTTACCTTTATCCAGAGCCTTTTGCAGTTCCACACAGATAGTATTGGTATACACGCCATATGGAAGTTCAACGACCTCAAGATACTTCTCTTTGATATTCTTCTTTACAACGCCGCGAAGAAGCGCAGAACGCCCCTCGCCACGATTAAGACTATCAAGAGTAGTCTTGGGGTTTAACAGGATGCCGCCGCTTGCGAAATCAGGAAGAATGCAAAGTTCAATAGTAGGATCACTGATAAGATCACAGATGGCTCTATTAATTTGGCCGAGGTTGAACTGAGGAATAGAACTGATGAGACCAACACCGATAGAACCAAAACTACCATTGCAAATGTTATAGTACCCGACTGAAGGCAGAACAAGAGGGAACTCTCCTTCCTCATCATATGTGGGAGACCAATTCTCCTTCGGCAGCACTTTCAAATAATCGAAGAGTGCCATGCCAAGAGGACTTAAGCGACATTCGGTATAACGCTGAGCAGAATAGTCACTGGAGTTGATAATGGTGCCTTCATTACCGTTAAATTCCTCAAGGAAATAACGCTGAACCAGAGGGCGGCCCATACGGATAATCTGTTCATAGCAGGACGCATCGCCATGCACATAAGAGAAAGATGTCGCCGCAGCCACAGATTTCTGAGACTTCTTAAAAGGATGCTTGGCGTCCAATTTCTCTCTCAACTGGGCATGAAGAATCTGGCGCGCGGTGTATTTGAAACCATCGCGCGCATCAGGAATGGCTCTACGCTGAAGCACAAATGCACTATAATCGAGGAAAGACTCCTCCAAAATCTTTTCGAGAATATTCATCTTATCACCTCAATTACAGGAAAGTCACTTGGTCAAAATCGACCTTATCAAACAGGTAATCACGACGAGTTTCTACATCAGTCCCCATCAAATCATTGACGAGTTTGGAGAAAGCGTTCCAGTTACCGGGCTTGAGCTGTTCCCAAACCTTAAACTTGCCGAACAGAGACTCCTCAATGGCACCAACATTCATCTCACCAAGGCCCTTGGCGCGCACAAATCCTTCCTTCTTCTTTACCTTATTCCACTGTTCCTCGGTAAAGATGTACTCATGAGTAGACTCACGATAGTACAAAGGAGCGCGCATCCAGTAAAGTCGGCCTTCTTTGATGAACTCCGGCATACAAACATAGAAGAAAGTAATGAGCAAGTCAGCGATGTTCTTACCGTCAGCATCAGCATCGACGGCAATCAAGACTTTGCCATACTTCAACTTCTTCGCGTTGTATTTGTCAAAGAGGCCGCCGCCCAAGATTTGAGCGATCTCCTGAAGCTCCTGGTTATCGAGGTAATCTTCCTGTTTATTCTTCAAACAGTTGATGAACTTACCACGAATAGGGTATGTGGCAACGATATTGTTGTCGCGACCTTTGTTCAAAGCGCCCTGAGCGGAGTTACCCTCTGTGATTGCAAGCCAAGCCTCTTCACCAGTCGCAATACAGTCTTTTAATTTTTCAGCGATTTGAAGAGTACGCTTTGGCTTATTGATTTTATCCATAGCTGCCTTGATGCGAGCACGAGCACGCTCGGCGGCTTCTTCGGCTTTCATTTCCATTTCGAGGCCTTTGATTACTTTCTCCCAATCCTTGGTCTTGGAGAACTTCTCCATTTCATTCTTGAGAGCGACAGTAATCTCAACATTTACCTCTTTATTGGAGATCGCGGTCTTGGACTGATTGCTGAATAGTGGGTTGCTAACAAAGATAGCAATGTAGCCGTTGAATACTGCTTGAGCTTGGTTTCCGGTAAGTTTAAGACCTGACAGATCATTGATAATTCTGGTGAACTGAGTTTTGAAATGAGTGAAGAAAGCGCCGCCGTTCGGCAAGTAGAGTCTATTGCCATAGGGTTTAATGCCGCCCTCTCCGACTCCGAGAGCAATGATGAGATTGTCGGACTCATAATAGACACGAGTATTGGCCTCCTTTAAGCCACTGGGGTGCGCGATATTGGTCTTATGCCCATCAAAGTTGAGAGTGATTTTATACTTAGGGTAGAACTTCATCATCTCGTCGAGTTCGGCGATAAGATCACTTTCAACGAACCAGGCATCACCATACACCTTTCGGTCAGGGCAATAAGATACCACAAGTCCAGTTGCGCGGCCGGGCTTACCTTCTGTGTATTTGATGAGATGGGCACCATCGTCGTCAGAGGTAAACATTGCCATCGCACTTACTTTGCCATCATTGGAAGTGATGTAACACTCAGAGGCAGTATGATTGACAATACTTCCGCCAACGCCGTTGGTACCGATAGAGTTGACAGCACGACCATCAAAATGGCTACCAGTGTGAGATAGTGTAAAAGCGGCGACAAGAGAATAATCGCCATCTTCTCTCTTCTTGTTAGGGATGCCGGGGCCGTCATCGGTGACTGTAATTCTATGGATTTTTGAGTTGATTTCAATAGTAATTACCCCTTTAGGAGCATTGGTTTCGGTCAAGGCGTCCAGAGAGTTTACATAAATCTCTCTCAAGCCGAGATGAAGCGCCTCGGTCTGGTCTGAGGACAGATACATACCGAGGCGTTCTCTACACGCTCGACCGAAAGAAATAGTTTTAATGTCGCGCTCTGTATTTGGATTAGACATAAAAACTCTCCTTTCAACCGATTTTATTCTTTTTCATTTTCTATATTTATTATAACACAAAAATTTTTTTATGTCAAATTAACCATTTCCCACTCCAGAATATGAAGTTCTAATAGCCCCCGCGCTACAAGGACAACTACATCCACATGAACAACTACAACTACATCCACAACCGCGGGAACAACTTCCTCCTCTTGAACTTGAACTACAAGAACAAGTACAAGAACAAGCACAATTACAAGTGCATTTAAAAGTATACTGAGCAGCAGTATTACATACATCGCAAACTCTCGAATGAAATTTTGCAGTATTAAAACCTGTCCTTAACGCTAAAGCATGAGCAGCCCTAATTACATCTCCGACACCATTATCTGAAACACCGACAACAGAGGGGATTGTAACACTAAATTTACTTAAATTAGTTACGTGCTCATTGTACTTTTTTGCCGTAACTAAAGAATTTGGAATATGAGTATCATTACAGGGGTCTGGTGCGGCCCTTTCTGTATAATTTACTCCTTTATTATGTGGGACTTTCATTCCCATTTTATCTGCTGTTAGCAAATCATCTTGATAGTCATTCCACCAATCTGCAGTCCAGTTTCTAAAAATAAATTCATCTTTTATGTGACAAATTTCAGTATACTTTCCAACTGTTTCATGATTTTGAATAAGTTCATGACCTATTACACAATATGCTTGACTAGATGCTTGACATACGGTGTTGCAAGTTGAGCACTAAGAGCGAGAAGTCTAAGCCGATTCAGCATGGCAATCTCCATAATTAAAACTTGCGGTCCAATTACATACTGTACAAACTGGAGATTCTCTTGCGTCCTGTGTTGTCAATCCTTCTGTTGGATAACAATTCGCCTAAGTTCTAGCAGGCATTAGTATACCTCCCCCCTCTATAACAAACTTAGATAATAATGATATTCTTTTGCATCTGGGCATAATCTATTACATAAATCTAATAAATATACTGCGCTATTTCCACAAATTTTTTCTAATTTGCAAAAAGCCCATTCCGGTGCCCAAGCATTATCTCTAATAACGATATTATCACGAACACAAGTTCTTCTTGCACAAGTATTAAAGTACGGACAATTTGGGTCATTTACACATTTTTCATTCGCCTCTTTAAAATCATTTTTCAATCTATTTTCAAAATCCTCTTTAGAACATCCTAAAGCCGCATAACAAGTCATAAAATTATCATCTTCTTGAAAGATACCATTTATTGACCTATCTTGTAAAATATCACAAAGTAAATTATAGGGACCAATAGGCTAAGGATTTAATAATCCTGCTAATACCTCATCAAATTGAATAATTCTTAATCCAGATTGTCCACGTTTCATTCTAATATATAGCTATTCAGCGATTTTATTAAATTGTTCTTGCAATTTAATAAAATCTTCATCAGTCCATATACTGCCGTGTTTTTCATCTTCTCTTTCGGTAAAATCTAAGATAACGAACATTCTTTTAAATCCAAGTCTCTCTAGTTCAAGCCAACTATTATAAAGTTCATTTATTAAACGCTTACTTATTATTACTTTACAGTATACATTGGGAAAATAGTAAGTCAATGTAGGAACAATTTCTTTCAATTTTTCAAAATAAGATTTGGCATTAGAACTTGAATTTCTTAAAGGCCTTAAATAATTTGTTACTTTTTCTCCTCCGTCTACTGACAAGTTCCATCTAATATGAAATTTTGACAAAAACTTAATAATTTCATCATTTAAAAGATAACCAGATGTATTAAATTCCCATGTAATTTCAGGAAATTTTTCAATTAATTTCTTAATATCGGGCCATCTTAAAAAAGGTTCCCCTCCTGTTAGAGTAATAGTATAATTTTCAGCTCCTTGATTATCTTTTAAGAATTCTTCAGTCATTTTTACCATTTCTTCATAGGAAACATTTGGATCTTCTTTTTTACTTGCTTTATCCATATCTTCTGCTAAATTGCAATAACGACAGTTTAATGGACAAAATGGAGTAATTAAAAAAGTAGTTGTTGCATTCATTTAATTCACCTCTCAAAATAACTTCTAATATTTGGGAAAATAGACGCTCTACAATTCTAATATAGACGTCCGACAGCGTAATACATTGCCCTATGATATAAACATTTAGCGTCACTGATATTTCCGTTATCTTGAATAATAGAATTTGGGCACAATGAATTGAAACAAATATATCTAATAGAAGAAGGACAATTTTTTTCACAATGAAGATTATCCATAATATTAAAATATTTATTTAGATAATCTTTATGCTTATCTTTATCAATACCAGTCCAAATATCTCCAATAGCAAATTTCTTCGTGCTATTTTCTTCTTGACAAGGATTTAATGTTCCATCATAACTAATACCGATAGATGTAGTGCCCATTCCACACCGAGTAAATTCATTATGAAAATAAGGTTCGTAATCTCCTTCTTTTATTGTGCTATATAAAGTATTAAAAGGAGTAATTATAATTGGACTTTCTCCTTTTAACAATTTTTTATAAATATATAACGCACATTTTTCAAATTCGTCTTTCATTAAATTAAAGTCTTTTTCAAAATATTCTTCATCTTCATTTATACAAAAAGCACATTTTTTAACTCCATATCTTTCCCACATCAATAAAGTTTCAAAAATATGTGGTATCCCTAATTTAGTAATAGTCATTCGACATAAAGTTTCTGGACATTTTAATAATAAATAATGAATATTTTCAATTATTTTATCGAAACTACTTTCTCCTGTAACTAACGGTCTTTGAATATCTTGAACTTCTTTAATACCATCCCATGATAATAAAATAGAAACATTATTTTCTGCTAAAAAATCAATTATTTCTTCAGTTAATAATGTACCATTTGTTGTTATCGACCAACTGAATTTATCTTTAAATTTAGTTATTAATGGTTTTATAATATTATCGTATTGAAGTAGCGGCTCTCCTCCAAAAAAGGCAATAGCTGGGATAGTTTTCTCTTTATTTCTTTCATTATTTTCTAATAAGAAAAACGCCGCCTGTTCCGCCGTTTCATAACTCATATAATTTTTCTAAAAGCATACAAAACAATATGGACATCTGTTATTGCATTCATCTGTGAGATTTATTACTCCAGAAGTCGGCAATGGAAGATTTTCATATTCAAAAACTTTTAATACTCTATTACTTTTTATTTCTTTTTCCGCCTTTTCTATAAGCTCAGAATAATTATAACAAATGGAGCAATTACCAGTGCATTCGCTCATATTGATACCTCTTTCTCATAAAATAAAAATAGACCCTGAACATATCTCTATATCCAGGGCCTATCTCATATCATGTTACTCAACAACCTCATAGTGGCAACCATTTGGTTCCTGATTCAAAATGTAACAACTGTTTGGGTCCATCGGCCCTGGCAGACTGAACGGACCACTTGAAAAGATATTCCGCTTTGCTTTATGAGCCATCATCGGCTCAATCATATCTGCCACATCATCTGCTTCGCAAACGACTTTCTTCTGGCCTTTGGAATCAACAAAGTATAAAATCAAGGGGATCACTCCTCCTTCTTGATTACCCTCCGAGTACTGGTCTTAGGAGCCTCGTCCTCTTTCTTCTCAAAGAGGCCGGCGCGGTCCAGGATAACCATAGTGCGCATCAGGTCATGAGAAAGGCGGATAATCAGGTTATCGCCGGTACCACCCTCACCAGTGCCGCCGAGGCAGCCAGCAGCAACAGCGTTGCGGACAGCCTGCTTAGCATAATCGGGAAGGTCTGCAATGGTCTTATAATTCTTACCAATTCTCTCGTCGAGAACGGCTTCAAACTCAGCTTTTGTCATAGTAGCTAAATAGTCTCCTTTCGCGTTAATTAGAGCTTGCACATCATTTCTGAACTGTGCAAGAGAATAACCAACATGGTTCCAAAGATGTTCAGGATCACCGTGATTAGAACCGTATCCATCAAGGCAAGCCTGACGATGTGTAGTGATCGCTGTCACCGGAAGACCATGGAAAATGCACAAATCAGCGAACACTTCAGCGGCCGTGGCAGTTGTGCGCATAATGAAATCCTTGGTCGCTGTGGGATTGTTGTCCCTAAAATTCGCGCCTCCAGTGTAAGTGATGGTGCTTGGCTCAGTCATCTCAATGCCAATTCTGGTAGAGTTAAAAGAACCTTTCTTACCAGAACCGACATGATAGCACTTCTTGGCCTTCTTTTTCTTTTCATCGCAAGGCGCAGTTTTAATGAAAAGACCAGGTTCAATGAACCCGTGGACAGAAGCGCCGGCACTCTACTTATTGAAGTTCTTCACAAAGACAGATGCCTTTGGCTGAGGACAACCAACAGAGTGGAGAACCAAGCCGTTAATGGAAATTTCAGGCAGATACCAATATTTATTATTGGTACAGTACTGAGTCTTGGACTCGTATGCCATCGTCTCACTCCTCTCTTAGTTTAATTATATTATACCATAAAAATTTTTTTATTGCAAGCAAACCGGATGCAGGAAGAAAAATCCCACATCCGGTTACTGCAATTTTACTTATTGAAGCGGTACTAATTCGTCCGCAAATCCAAATGCTTTCTCTGCATATGCCCAATACGTTACTCCGTATGGATGGTTTCCTGTATTATGCCAGTAAAGCCATTTAACCTGCCCATCACGAGTTGATAAGTCTAAGTCGTATGTATCGCGACAATAAACTATCATTTCAGCAAGGGTTAGCAAGTTATCATATGGATTAGTGAGGTCTCTGCTGGAGTAGTCATCTGTAAAGTGCGTGATATTAGCTCCGTGAATCCAGAAGCTATTGATTTGGCAAAGGCCATAACAGCCTGCATTGTATGCGTCTGCCTGGAAAGTTGATTCAGTGAGAATCATTCCATAAATGGTTTTTTCAGGGAAATTGTATTTCTCGCACATATCTCGAATATACCATTGGAGATCTGTGTCAACCTCAACTTCCCAGCCGTTCTTATACACTTTATAGAGTGGTTTGCTACGATCTGGGGATGGAGGTTCAACCTCCTCGACTACTTCTACCTCTTCAGAAGCATGAGCCGCGTACGCTTCGGCTACGGCTTGAGTAGCAGCTATTGTACTTAGCGCAGTTGGGACTACAAGCGACTCGGTGACGGTGGGAACCACTGGTTCATCTTTGTCATCTAAATGTCCCGCGCCGGCAGTACAAAGCACGATAGCTAAACAAACCGCAAGTGCGACAACTGTCTGTGTCACACGCTTCTTGGATGGTAAAATCATCTTAACTCCTTTCGACTTTAGAAAACCATCTATCAATCACAAATCAATTCTGCTCTTTTTGCGATCCTGCCACGATAGATATTTTCCAACCTGACGTGACCCGCATAGTCCTCTCCACGGAACACCTCGATAGCGGCGTTAAGACCATTAAGCCCATTCTCAAAGCCATCGTGGTCAACTTGTCGCTCATCACCTTCAACACAAATCTTACAAGTATCATTGGTGCGCTGCAAGAAAAGTTTCATAAGGTATCGAGATGTATTTTGGGCTTCAGTGAAATACACGAATGAATCTTCGGGTACTTCATAACCGCGGCAGTCGCCCATCGGCATTAGGATAAGTTCCTCTTGGTCGAGGAGCCGCTGGACATTATCTCGGCCGCCCAATTTAGAAAGTAAAACGCTGCCGACGGACGACTCCATCAGCTTTTCGATTTTACTTCCCGGATAAAATCCCATCTTGACGGCGCCCGTTGCGACATATGGGTTACAGAATACCACAATCTTGCTAATCGCGCCGCGCTCCAGCTGTTCAAAGGCGTAAGCCAATGCAATTTGGGTCTTACCGGAACCGGCAGGACCAGTGCAGAATGTTAGCTGGTTGTGGGCCAGACTATCCATATAGGCAATCTGGTAGGGATCTTTATCCTTTGGTTTGACATCGCCAAACATTTTGGAAGAAAACTTACGGTAGAGAATTTCAGTATGCCCTTCTGACTCATGCCAGACATAGGGGCCAATCAATTTACCTTCGGGCGTTTTCAGCACGAGGTATTGATTTTGTTCAAGATGAAAGATGTTCTTGTCCATGTTGGAATAGAACTGTTCCATCTACTTCTCTGTCACATCAATTGTTTTGATTCCAGAATAGGTCATTAAATCTATCCTTTCGTTTCTCTCTTAAAAAGGAAGTTCCGCCCAGAGGTTGTTTCCAACATGGGCGGCTTCCTGAGAATGTTTAATCTACGTCCGTCTCAGAGTGCGGACGCCATTTCTGCTTGGGCTTCGGCTTTGGCCGTGGCTCGTCCTTCACGTATTCATCAAATTTTGCTTTACGCTTCATGTCGCGCTGCATATATTTGTTGTTTTTACGCTGGTCACGAGTGAAAGTTTTGCCCATAAGTAGTGATTAGCCCTCCTTAGGCGTCTCCGTCTCAGCTGGAGTATCAGGCTCGTTGGCGCGCGCAGCAATAGTCTCCAGCTTCATCTGCTTCTGCTCCTTAGCACTAAACTCGTTCTGGGGATTGTTGCCCTTGGCATTGGAAACCAAACTATAAGCACCAGAGGCAACCAGACCAGAACAAATACCTGTTGCGATTGCATCGAAAATCTGCAAGTCCGCAAGCTCGGCAACACCAGTCATCTGACCGATAACACCAAGCACGCCGCCCACGACAGCAGAGATGATGGGCACCCACTTAGTGGCCAGAGGAGTCAGCTTGACAATCTGGCAAACGATAAAGCAAATGACTGCGATACAGCCGATGGTTGGGAACATCTACATGATCTGTTCCATAAATTTGCCATCCTTTCATTATGAAGTTTCGGAGGTGTCGGTATTGATGTAATCCAGTGCAGAGACGCTTGCGTCTTCCGCCATTTCTGCCTCAATGCCGTTCTCGGTCTCTGCTGCTCCTGACTCGTCTTCTTGTGCCTGCTTACCTTTCCACGGCTTGTCAGGCCATTGATTGTTCTTAGACAAGTTTTCAACGAGCGACTTCAGTGCGTAGACCAATACAACTCCAATTATTTCTGTAATGGCAATCTGGGAAAGTTGCTCAGCTATCGTATACTTGTCCATAAAGGCCAAGATATAGGAACACCAAACCCAGGCGTAACCATTTAACAGACTGAATAGAACAACCCACTTCATGGTAGTGAATGGCTTACGCGCTTTACGGCGTTCCAGTTTATACTACCACTTCGCCATCTTCATAGCGGTTTTTGTGGATCTTTTTCCGTCACCCATGTCATTCACCCTCTTTCAGTCTCTTTTTCTAAGATTCCTTGAAGAGCTCGGCCATGAGTTCCATGATGTTATCAATGTATTCACTGTCACCATCCTGTCTGTATAAATCGGTGGCGCGCTTATAGTCAGCATCAGATATGTTTCCACTCAGTTTTGCAACTTCGTAGATTTGAATTATCTGGTCATGTAACAAGGACATTTGCACTTCATCATTATGCTATAAGCGGTCTTCGATGCGCTAAAGGTCATCATCGTATTTGTCGAGCCGCGTATTAACATCTTTGAAATGCTCATCCATTGTTTTCATGTTCTCTGAGAGCGTTTTCTCCAGTCGATCTGGGGCAGTGAATATTTTCCAAACTGGTTTGCATAACCTCACAAAAGCGACAATTGCGGTAATTGTAGCAATAATCCAAAGAAGAGGCGCAAACCAGGCCTATAGATCCGTCATCTGTATCCTCCTCTCCCATTATTGCTCCTTTCACTCTTTGATTATATTATACCACAAAAATTTTTTTATGGCAAGCCAGGAGAGGAAGTATTATCCATCTCCTTCAATATGAGTTCCATAATTTAGGACATGGATAACATCTTGCGCATTTTCCGCACTAATATCGTCATAAAGAACGGAATACATCAAGTCGAGATCTTCTTTTGTTGGATGATTGCCGGGCGCTGGGTCTGGTGGTGCAGGAGGAACATATGTAAAACCATATGTAACTCGCCATTGGTTACCATCATTGGTAATCAATTTATCATAACCCTCAACATCATCGGCTTCAATGGTCCATGTATGATTGGGGTCGAGATTTTCCCAAATCCAGTTCCAGCTCCATCCATTACCAATACGAACAGTATCATAGAGCGCGCCGTCACGCATCAAATGGACTGTCGCATAGACAGGCCGCATACCGAGAGCATCCTAATCATCTCTGTAAAACACTACTTCAGCATTTACATTGACTTTTTCTGGCTCTGGAGCAGGATTGAAAGTCATTGTAATAGTGGTAGTATCGGTATATTGGGGATTCCATCCACCGCCATCAGTCTGTTCATGACGATCGTCATAAGTCGCAGTATAGCGCTCCAACTAATCTGTTACACGAACAGTATATTGATTCCACCAATTTGGATTTAAATTATTCCAGGTATGCTCCCATCCTTCGGCGGCGGTTATAGTTCCATTTGTATTGGTTTCGCCATTCTGTAGAATAGCAACATTTAAGGAAGAAGGACGATGTGATGTATCTCCATTTTCGCCAACCCAATTAACTTTAGCTACTACTGGCATATTATCCCTCCTTAAAAGGAGAGGGGCTTAGCGCCCCTCTCAACCTCCAGATCCGGTACGACGACCAAATCCGAATACAATCCACTGTTGCTCAGGCAACTCAAGAACAACTTCTTGAGTACCATCTTCTTTGGAGCGCAACAGTTGAGAACCGTCGTCAGTACACCACATAAAGTGAGTGTCGTCAAGCTGAACCATATGCGCATCGCCGCCGGGATGCAGCACTTCTTCGAGGTCAACGACCTCCATCTTAACCAGGTCAAATCCAACAGGGTTACCATGCTCATCCTGAGTAATCAGAATGTCGCCATCATTCATCAGAATTGGCTGATTGTACTCGTGTTTGGTATTATCCAAGCCACCGAATGGAATTGTTACTTCTTTCCAAGTATTGCCATCATAAGACAGTACTAAACCTTGCTGAGTAGTTGCACTGGAGAGTAGATAACGCTCGCCAACGGAGGTGGGCAACTCATATGTGCAGCTCTTGGCCTGAGGACTGGTCTGAGAGCAATAGTCATTTCGGCCACGGTTTGTAGACTCTGCAATAATTGTATCTCTATCACAATCGTATACAAACCATACAGGGCAGTTCTCGCCGGCTTCAACCTTTACGCACAACACCTGGTTGCCATTAGTAGTTGCTTCAACAACGTAGCGGCAAGCGTATGGAGTATAATTATCGCTGCCATGCGCTCTAACAGTGAGGGTGCCTCTTACAGGGTCAAAGTTATAGGTGATAATTCTACCTTCTGGAGTATTTGTAAATACAACATTGTTATTTAAACAAATAGCAGAAGAAGATGTACCATTAATTGGCGCCTCGGTTACTAAACGACCAGTCTTAAAAGAGAAAGAAGTAAATGTTGGGGTTTCGGGGTTGGTGGAAGTATGCATATAGTAGTTACCATTTGGAGAAATACCAGGCTTAGTTAATTGACCAGGATCAGAAAGACCTGAGTATGGATTTGCGTTCCAATGAATCTCTTTTGTCTCATGGGTCACTCTATCTCCCCAAATGCCTAATGTGGTGGTGATATACATGAAGAAATATCTCTCATTAACATCAGTAGCCAAGGAGAAAGGAACTTCAGTATTTGGAATACTTTTGCGGCTATAATTTGGTACATCGAAGATAAAATGATCTCCAGTATCAATATTGTAGCAGAACATCTGAGAGCCATCACCAGCAGAACCAATCATAAACTTTTCATGCTCGGAAACCCAAACATAACCAGTAGGATCAGTTACGTCTGCCAGAGGGCCGATTGTCTCGCCATTTATCAGAGTAGAATACTCGCCAATAACTGTTGCCCAGGGGGTAACACCAGGTTCAGTTCCAGGCGGAATTTCCTCTTGAGAACCAACTGTCAGAGACATAGTGTCCAGATGGAACAAATACTGAATCAGACGAGTGCTATTAGCCGCAGTAAACACATTACCAGGCTGCACGGTATTTGTCCAAGCCAGAGTATTCTGAATTGGATCTGGATTATCGATGTCTTGAGTCTTATAATGCTCAAACTCATGCTCATCAGTGAAGCAAGTGATATAAGCTCTTGTGGAGCCGTCTGCTCTTGCCATGCCGACCAGCATCTTGTACCAACTGGGATGCTTCATGACCTCTTTCCAGAAACCTTCATGCAGCTCAGTTACCAGATGCCAAGCAGAAGGAGACTTATAAAGCTCATAGCGCTTCTCATTGGTATCAAATTCAGACAGAACTTCAATATCCTTAATCAACTGAGAATGAATTCCGTTGTCAAGAACATAAAGAATGTCGAGCTTGTCGCCAAGGATGGGCTTACGGCCGAAGACCATAGAGAGAACAAACTCTTTCTCGCCGCGTTCATTGGTATGAACAATATACATAGTTGGGCAGTGACCCTGGGTCTCATCATTTTCGACGTAGATGAAATCGCCATCAATAGAGTTTGCAGGGATGTCGAACTCATCAAGTTCAGCCTTAGTACCAACAGTTCCAAGATTGATTGGCTCACCAGGGCGACCAAAGACCATAGAGAGAACGAACTCTTTTCGACCATCAGGGCCACTCTGAACAATATACATTGTTGAGCAATAGTCCTGAGATTCATCCTCTTCAACATAAATGAAGTCGCCATCCATAGAATCGGCGGGGATTTCAAATCGATCGAGTTCGGCCTTTGTGCCGACAGTGCCAAGGTTAATTGGCGCATCAGGGCGGCCGCCGCCAGAAGCTTCAACCTCAACCCACTCTACGGTGCGAGTTAGAGGATTGTATTGGCGAGCATACTGTTTGCCGTCCAGGGGAATTTCTGGATAAGGCTCCCACTCATATTCGCCAGTTACTTGATTGTAACGACGCATATAACGCTGACCGTCGTTACCAACTTCAGGATATTTCACCCAGTAGGTGCGGCCATTCTCGTCAATTCGGCGCTGGTAGTTCATATTGAGAGGATCATTTGGAACGTCCTCAATCCCCGTTTCCGGTGTATCTTGGGTCTTCGAAATGGTTACATAACTGGTTGATTTTACTGTGGAATCAGCGACAGAAGTCGCAGTGATTTTCAGCACTCGTGCAGTCTCGTCCGTGGCGATGGTCAACACACCCATCTGATTGATTGTGGTCTCGGCCTTCAAGTTTCCGTCAAGGCTCCAAATAACCTCTTGAGAAGGATTATTCTGTCCAATTACGGTAGCCTTAAAAGTAATGCGGTGACCAGGATCAGACTCAACAGCCGCAGGGCTAATAATCACAGCATCAACTGTGGTTTCATCAATACCGGGAGTATCCTCAGATACTACATTGATGGTTGCCTCAGCAAACTTGGTTGGGTCATAACTTACTGTTGCACGGAGAGTAATCTCATGCAGTTGCTCGTCGGCGCCGATATAGACAACGCCATCACGAGAAACATGAGTTGCAAGAGAAGTCGCACCAGTTAAGTCCCAGATGATAGAAGCGGGAGGATTATTCAAACCAGTCAGCTGAACGGCGAAGCGCGCGTTCATTCCACGACCGATTTGAGTATATGCGGGATACAGCTGAATAACAGTTACCACAGGCTCGTCTTCCGCAAGCTCTGGAGGAATTACTGCTACCAGAGAAGTATCAGTAAAGTTGGGATCTGCGGCGCAAGTACCAGTGACAATCAGGAGAGCGCTGGTCTCTTCCTTGTCTACATAAAGCACGCCTTCAGGAGTAATAATAGTCTGAGGAGACTGATTGCCGCTCACAGCGAAGGTTGCGTCATGATTTGTAATATTTACGCCAGTGACGATGGCCTGGAAGCGCAGAGAGTGGTCTTTAATAACAGTAGCCTCAATAGGCTCCAGATAGAAACCAGTCACCTGCTGCAGTATAGGCGCTTCCTCGTCAATACTGATAGTTGCGGTTCCATACTTAGAAGTGTCAATGATGGAACGCGCAGTTACACGGATCATCATTGCATCTTCGTCGGCGCCGATTGTCAGAACGCCGTCAGAGGTAATCTTAGTATTAGGATCGCGCTGACCGCTAATAGACCAGGTTACTTCCTTAGACAGCTCTTCAGAGCCGTTTACGATGGCTGCGAATGTGATTACAGAGCCGGGCGCCACAGTTACAGCATTGGGAGAAACCTCAACACTGTTGATTTCGGGATCAGGCTCTGGAATTGGCTCTTTAACTTCTTCCTCAATAGGAGTCCAAACAGCGGAACCGTTAGCAGTACGCTCACGGACATATTTGGTATTGAGAGGAGTTGCGGGAACATCAGTAAATCCATTGTCGCCGCCGGCATCATAAGCCGCAACGGTAACATAGGCGATGTTGTATTTGGTAGTATCCTGCTTGGATGTTGCACGAACTTGCAGGCTCTTAGCAGTTTCACCAATGCCAATAGTTAAAACGCCTTCGTCAGTCAGATATGTAGTCTGGACATTATTACCTGTCAGACTCCAAGTAACTGCTTGAGAAGGATTGTTCTTACCAATGACCACGGCTTTGAATACAGTCTGCCAGCCTTGCTCAAGTTCCACCATATCAGGAGTAATGATAATTGCATCGACAGTTACTTCATCAACACCAGGAGTCTCTGCGGGAACTACATCAATAATAGCTTCGCCGTATACTTCAGGAGTTTTCTGAGAGTAAGCAGTCAGTACAAGCATATTGCTCTTTTCATCTTCGCCAACAAATACCAAACCATTGGGAGTAACGCGAGTATCCTTAGATGTCGCGCCAGTCAGCTTCCAAACAACCTGCTGGGAGGGGTTATTGACGCCGTTCACCTTAGCGGCAAACTGCTGGCTATAACCACAACCAATCTGTGTCGCACCAGGATATATGATAACTTCAGTTACAGTAGATTGGTCAACAGCGTGCTGAGAATCAGTTACGCTAACAGTCGCAGTAGCGAAGAAACGCTAATCGGCCGCGGCCTTAGCTGTTACAACGAGAACCTTAGATTGCTCGTCGGCGCCGACATGGAGTGTACCATCCTGATCGATATGGGTATTTGTAGAACTTTGTCCAGATACAGAATAAACAGCGGAGAAATCACTCAGATTTACGCCGTTTACCATTGTATTGAACATTACAGAGCGGCCAAGGACAACTTCTACATCAGTAGGAACAAGGACAATACCAGTCACGACTGGCGCCAGAGGATCTTCCATATTCACATCGACAGAAACAACTGCCTATGCATATACAGATTCATCGGCTTCAGAAGTGACGCGAACGGTGATTGTCTTAGAAGTTTCCTTCTCGCCAATCTTCAGGATACCATCCTGAGTGATAGTTGTATCGCTGACGCGCTGGCCTTTAATAGTCCACTTTACGCCGCGAGAGAGTTGTGCATTTCCTTGAACAACAGCGGTAAATGCAACAGTTGCGCCCTGACCAACAGTAATGTTGAGAGGACTAAGGGTAATTCCTTCAATTGTAGGCTCCTCACCGGGTACTGGATCGGGATCTACAGTGCCGCCGCCTGGAGTATTACCACCTGCGCCGCCGCCTCCGGCTCCACTGGAGCCTCCGCAACAACCACAGCCAGACTCCTTGATATACACCCACTTAAAGTGAGTATTCAGAATCCACTTCTCACCAGTAGTGAGAGAGCGCGCTTCTGATCCAGGCTGAATGTCTGTGAAGTTGGTAATTGGAGGAAGATCTTCGGCGCCTTGATCCAGGTAGAACAGTTTTCTGTTGTACTGCTGTGACTCAAGATGCTTTACAAGCTAATAGCCCATCTGCTGAGCACCTCCTTATTTAATTGCCTTTTACTCAGTGAATACATCCACCCAGTTGAACCAGTCAACTCGGAGCATGAAATTGGAGAAATTCCCGTGATCGTCCCATAACATATAGGAGCCGGAAATATCTACTTGGTCGTTCTTGTCTTCGAGCTGAATGTGCAGCTGTCCAACAATAACTCTATCACCTACGACAAATGTGTCGTCAGTGGTCCAGTGATCTACATAGGCACCGTTGTATGTGAGTTCTGGATTGTGCTGCAAATACATATCAGACACATCCATCCACATCTTGCGCCCGTCAGCCATTTCAATATGAATATCTCTGTTGCGCAGACACAGAACGGCATTCTTCAATGGATGGCCATTGGGAAGAGTGCGGTCTTTGAAGTAGTTATCAAAACGATAACGATGTTCAAGAGCGTCATGCGGCACATGAATATTCATCATAAAAGAGCAACGAGGGCCGTATACTTGCATTTGGAAATGTCTGTGCGGCTCATCGTCGATTGGCTGATAGATATAGGGAGGATCTGGTTCGATTGTTTCAACCAAATTCTCGGGAGGATCAGAAACCAAAGGAGTCTCGACTACGATAACATTTGGATAATCCAAAGTAATATCAACCGCTTCTGTCATATTGATAGAATAGCCTTCCTTATGGTCAACCGTTCTATTGGTTGGGCCGCCAACCACTTGTGAACGGCACATACAGATGCGAGAGACGCCGTGGTCCTTTACAAGCTCTACATCCCAGATGTAAGGGCCGGGATGAAGCCAAGTTTCCTTTGAAGACAATGTAATATTGATACGCCCTTTAACAGCATTAAGGTCCGCTACTGGGATTTCTTTTGCAATCAAAGCGCGCTCATCATCATAGTCATGGTCGAATTGCTCGGCCTTCAAAGTAAAGAATACTTGATAGCCAGACAAATCGAATGGAGTGCCGTCCGCCCTATGAATCAACACAGGGATTGTCAAGGACTCACCACGACCAATGTCATCAAAGGGAGTTACAGTGATTTTTCGTGGCATTTTAACACCCCTTTCATGGTACGATTCCGACGGTATCTTGCAGCTCCTCAATCTTGTCAGTCAAGGCTTTTACCTTGTCATCCATATCTTTGAGGGTAGTCTCCAATTCTTCGATTGTGGATTTCTGCTGGTCCACAATGCCCATCAAGGAGGCTACTTGCGAGAACACTTGAGAGTCCAAAGTTAGCGTCGGAGTAATAATTATGATAGGCGCCCCTTCAGCAAGCGCCACAATGGAAACACTATCGCCGACTTGTAATTGCCCCAGGCCAGGGTTTACATAACGATTAGACGGGCCGCCGTCCAGCGTAAAGGACAAGGTGCACAAACGCATAACTGCGCCATTGGTTTGATGAATTAACTCAATATCAAACCAGAAGTTGCCCGGCTCAAAATCTGTATCGCGGCTTGTCAGTTCGATATTGAACTTACCAGTCGTGGGATTTAAGAGGGCAATGTCCTTTTTAATATAGCAGAAATCATCGTGGCGGTCAAAATCAGTTTTTACAGGTTTTACTGTAAAGCAGGCTTGATAGCCAGTCAAGTCGATAGGATTTTCATAATTATCCTTTATTTCAACAGGAATAATCAGCGAACAGCCGCGCTGAATTACTCCATAATCTCCGCTTTTCTGAGTAGTTCTTGTTGATGCCATCTTTTTCCCTCCTCTCTCATACTCAGACTTACTAATATACTATTTTATAACATCAAAAATAAAAGATTTACTTCATCCAAAATTTTACTATATAAGTAACAAAAAAGGTATAGTAAAATTTTCGACGAAGAAAATCTAAAGGGTATGACTAAGCGGCGGGCCAAATAAGTTAAATGCCCCGCTATGGTAGTTATTATTCATTTCTTCTTATTTAATTAACAATGCTTTTTGATTTGATAATACCAGTCGACGATAAGGTTGGCGCACTCGATGACATCTTCGTCATCCGCAGACAAGATGTTATCACGAAGCGCCTCTGAAGAAATAACATATTGTATTGTTTTCTCCAGAATGTACTGCCTTATGCCGCGCTCCACCTCCTTTTCAGTAGGGATGGTATTATCAAAAGCATTAGATGTGTCAATCTCTCTGAAGGCGTCAGAGTAATGGAAGTCGATGGCTTCCTCAAAGACACGGACAGTATTGGAATTTGCAATGTGCTGCGCCTTAGAATTGGTATAGGGGTCCTTCTCGCCCTTACTAAACCACTGGAACTGAGCAATATCTCCAGCCAACTCTGCGGCATCAGGGAATAATTGGATGAGAGCCTGAATGAGGTCTTCGTTAATCTGAACATCAATAACCTCTTCATAGTCAAACTCCCAGCCATAGTTAGCAAGTTCGGCGCGAACCATAGCGCTTACAGCAACACGGATATTATCAGTAAACATGACACGACCGTCAGGTCCGGCGAAAGACTCATAACATACCCAGAAATATTGCTCAGAATATTCCTTGATGTATTCCTCATCGCAAAGCTGTTTTTTACCAGGAATAGGCTTGAAATGGTCTTCGGTTATAAAGGTAAAAGCCTCCTTGAAGAGTTTACCACGACGAATAGCACGCCATTGATCCTTTTGCATAGAGTTGAAAATCTCTTTCATATAAGGATACTTATTGATGGCGTCAATGGTAGGAACAGTAGAGAGACCCTTTGTTAAAGTAACATGGTAATCAATGGGTTCTGGGTCAATCCCTGCTTTTTTATTCAGTTCGTTTTGTTCGAGTTGAACTTTCAGATTGAGATATGCAAGAATGACGGCAAAGGAATGATCCCATTGGGCGATTTCTTTTTGGCCATTCAGCATAAAGTGTATTTTTTCAATCCCGCGCTTATTAGCGAAGCGCTTCAACACTTCAATCTTCATATGTCTCCTCCTTTCTTATATATAGAAAAAGTCCCGTAACCATGACAGTTGCCACGGTAGAGACAGTCAGCACCACCTGTTACTGCCGCATATTATCTGGGGAGAGTCCAGTGATAGATATGCACTATTCTTCATAGCTTTACCGTGCAACTGAGGCTACTCTCCACCTCAGCTCCCTTAATGAGAAGCTGGGTTGGTGGCCGCAGCGCCTCAGAATAGGTAAATGTATTTCATTTGACTTTACTGGGGTCTTTCCCCAGTTTCTATGTATATTATACCATAAAAATTTTTTTAAGTCAAGCGAAATTCCTATTGAGGCAATATTACTCGTCGTTCATTTCTTCTGCGAGTTTTTTGTTTGTTTCAAACCAACCGCCATTAGGTTTTTCTTTTGATAAACCCGATTGGCCCAGTTTTGCAAATTCGGATGCAGCGGCCGATGCGACGCGGCCCTGAACCTGCTCGCGAACGGTATTACAGAACCTATCATATACTTTCCAGAAAAGTTCAGGAGATACCTCTTTCTGCATAGACTTCAACGGATGTTCAACTTCAGGTAGATCGCCAGTGAAAAAGGTGTCGTAATCAAGAACGGCGCGACCCATCGTGTCATGATCAGAGGATTTAAAGTACAGGAACATGGCTGGTAGTTGGTGTTCATTGAAGTCTATACCAGTCATCGTATGATATTCCTCTGGAATATCAGATGTCACTGTCCTCTCTTTTGAAACAGCGGCCGATATGTTTCGTGAGAATTT